ATTTCTGGAGACAAAAAAAGCCAAGTGTCTCGGTTCATCGACACTTGCAGCACCGCATTGGCAAAGCGTGTCGATTCATGCCCTTCCGTCATGCTGTTGATGTGCTGCTCCAGTCGCAGCGGTTTGATGATGTTGGAAGTGATTAAAATTGTGTTGGCTGAATTGCGCTGCAGCACTTGAGGAATCTGGCGTACCGTCGTTACCAAGGGCATGGCTCCGAGTTCTTCAGCAACCCAACCGGTCACTCGGCCTGCGATCCTCACCCGTTTGCCGCGCATGTCTGCAGGCGTGCGGATCTCGGCTCTTTTTGAAAGAATCGCGTGCCCCTGATGCACATGTAAAAACATCACCTCCAATCCTTTGGCGTCATATTCGACTTTTAGGTCACTCTCAAACATTTCACGCATTGCCAGATTCGTGGCCGCAGGATCGTTTCGATGAACAAACGGCAACTCAAACACTTCACTTCTTTCAAACCCTCCGGAGTATGTGTTCACCGTCCAGATGATGTCCGCCACCTTGCCCACACTGGCCTGCTTCACTAAGTCTTTTGGTTTTCCTCCTAACCCCATTCTTGGAATAATCGTGATCTCCACTTTACCGTTTGCCAAGCGCTCCACTTCTCTTGCCCAAGGCTCCAACATTTGCTTTTGAGGCACATCGTTTTTGACAAAGAAATGATGGAGTGTGAGCTTCTTGGGAGTCGCCTCTGCTAGAGAGAATCCAAGGAAGAACAGGCAAACGGAGGTGAACAAGATTTTCATAGTCAGTCCAATAATTGTTGCAGACGCCTTGAGATCATCTGCAGTTCAGATTGTTGATTGAATGGAGAGCTTTGACCGGTTCCTGTCTGCACCGTCACCCGCTGCAACAGAGTCAATAAATCTTTCAGAATCTCCCCAAGAGTCCCTGTCTGATTCTTGAGTGTCACCTGACCAGCCGTTGATAACTCCAGTGCCGCCATCTGGTTCTTGAGTTCAATTCCTCCAGCGGTAGCTATGCCTAGCTCCCCCATCGCATTCTTGAGGCTGATGGTCCCTTGAGCGCTCATCTCCATTGATGCCACCGGCCCTTCGTACTTCAGGCCCCCCAACAGATCCCCACTCAAATTACTGACTGCAGTGGAGAGCGAAAAGCCCTCCAGCGGGGAGAGTTTGAACTCCAGTATTTCAGCGCTGGAAAAGACAATCTCCCCCAACAGCGCCTTACCGGAAATTCCACCAGTAGCACTGGTCATCGAAATGGAGGCGGTTGTCGCCACATCCAGCGTTGATCCGGCCATGATTGAGGTTGCGCCCCCAGAAAGCAAGCTGACCTGATCCATGGCTACCAGCGCCACACTGAGGCCATTCAAGCCTAGTTTGCCACCGGCGTCAAGCGTTGTGCCTGCCACCGAATTCAAATCGATCTTCGAAGCATCCAACGTCCAAGGTCCACTCAACTCTGTTGTGCTGGTTGTGCCTTTGCCACTGTGGGTCTGGTAGCGCTCATGATATTCAGCGCTTGAGGCTACCCAAACCGCTGTTGGTGAGAACGTAACAATGTCTCCGCCTGCTGTCATCTCAAACTGAGAACCCTGTGCAAGGTGTGCTACCCGATAGCTCTGATTGGCCCGTCGTTGGATCAAGATAGAGTGAAACTTACTGGTTTCATCAACCATGTAGGTGGGTGTTGCTGCCGCACTCGTTGGCAACTCAGCCGGTGTGGTGCGGACTCCAGATGTTGAACGAGGTCCGTTGACGGCAATCGCAGGTAGCTCTACTTCTCCTGCATCGGCAGCCAAGGCTCCAGAAATAATCACTGGAAAGCGAGTATCGGCATTTTGAAAGCGGACCATCACTTTATCGCCCTCCTGCATTGCCGGCGAATGGCCACGATCCACTCCAGAACCGAGTCCAAGCTGCAAAGTGGCCCACGGTAACTCTTCGACAGGGACCTCGTCGGTAAAGCCCAAGATGTTGATCTGAACTCTTCCCAAACGCTTCGGGTCCATCAGATTGGACACGATCCCATAGTAGCAGTCTGAGTAAGTCGCTTTGGATGGGGAATTTGGATACATTGCTAAATTCCGCTCGTTTTGGTACTTGCTGCCTAAATTTGGGGAATAAGCGGGAAAGGGAATTTTCTGATTCTCCCCTGTTCTCCCGCATGAATACTGGTCTAGAGCCTAACTTGGCAAACTGCTGACGGGGAATATTTGGGAAAAGACGGGAATATCTTGGGAATACATTTCAACCATATGAAATGATTCATTAAATAAGTTCCCTAACCCAGTTCCCCCTTGTGATCATAAAGTTTTGCTGCCAGAACTCTGACAATCCCTTGCTCCTGATGAACCTGCCAGCAGGCTCTGGAAACCAGATAAGGATCATCATTTACATGGATTACTGAGCCGGCTTTGAACTTGAGTGTCAACGGACTCTGAAAATCCAATGATGGCACAACGGCCACTGTCGCTTTGCGTCGAACTAACTCATTGGGTAGCTGTCGGTGATCTGGTGGAGTCTCAATTTCATTTGCTCCTTCGGCTACATCAAAACCAAACGGTTGGCGGCGGTGCAGCTCCTTCGATAAAAAGTCCTCACTCAGCCGAGTCAGTTTCATCAGAACATGTGTGGCGGTTGTTTCTTCATCAAAGAATTCACAGTCTGGTCTTTGCTTCATTAGCTTTGTCAACTCTTCAACCACCAGCCCCCTGCGATCAGAATAAATCGCACACCCCATTTCACTCAGGTAGCGCTGCAAGGCCACCACTGGTCGTTCATGCAGGCAATGAAACGGTACAGCCGGAAGTGCTGGTTTAACGCTAACTCTAGCTGCTGGCATTGCCTTTGAGAAAATCTCCTTGGGTGTTGCAGCCGGCAAAAGAATCTGAGTTTTGAGCAGTAGCTCCATTGCATCTTCCCGAATGGCGATGAAGACATGGCGATTCAAATACTCTGGAGCAGAACGCTTTCTGAGAATCGTAAAGTCCTGCCGAATCACTTCACTTTCCTTTTGAGCCTTTTCTCGGTCAGCATCCAAAGCGAGTGTCAGCGAAAGCGTGGCCTGTGTTGGAATTGAATCTAGATCTCTGGCCGGATCATCCACATGTAATTCCACCGATGGTGAAGTCGCTTCCAGCGTTTCCCAGTAGCGTAACAGCACAACCATGCTTCGACTGATCGCTTGGCCCTCAATGCTGATCTCCTGAAGCAGCAGGCCTTCCATTAGCCGGCCACTCTGAGGGAATCAAAGACAAAACGCACTGGCAATGTGTCCAGTTCGCCTGCAGGCAAATGATAGCTAAATGTCCCTAATGAAAAATCTGCTCTGGCAGCATAGAGTCGCGTTTCTTCGTTACTGACCAACTCGTTGGAGAACGTCAAGCTCTCGGTGTCCAGCAGGCGTCCGCTGACCGTCATCTCAAACTTTGGCCCTTTAAGCGGAAACTCAAAGCGGTACTGGCTCTTTAACGCAACAAACAAGCTCATCACCAGCGTGTCCAGCACACTTTGCTCAAAAGCAATCACCATCAACTGATAGTTCAGACGCATCGGATGGAACCCCAAGAGCGCAGGGTTTTGCTCCATGAAAGGCCTCACTGAGGTTTCTCCATCCCAGCTTTCCATCGCTGTGCTGCGATAAAGAACCACCAATGGCAACCGCACCTTGGTGCGGCCTGCGGTGCGATAAAGATTGCGGATGGTCATCTGCGGATCATCACCTTGCCCCCAATGAATCATTCGCTCTCTTGCCAGAAATCCAGCCAAAGACTTTGGTTCCTCGACTGGAGAAATCTTACTCAACTGCGTGTGGAGCATCAGCCCGATTTCTTCATCAACAAAACGCAACGGCAGAAAACTAACCGGTGGTGCTTCGGCTCCCCAAGTAAAGTAGTCACTGTTTTCTGGTGATGGCGGTGCAGGCGGCCCTCCTGCAGGAACGGCTTGCACTCTGGCTGAAATGGCGCTGTCTCCATGTAGACCGGTGGCAATCACTGAAAACCAGTAACGCTCTCCATCTGTTAAGCCTGTGAGTGTATGTTCTGTGGTTGTGATGGTAGCACTGCCAAGAAACGTCAATGGGTCTAGTGGGTCCACCGTCATCAGGTAGTGGCTGGAATCCTGCCAGAACAATGTGTAGCTCGTCGCTCTGGGCATTTCATCAAACTGGACATCGACCTGACCACTGGCGATTCGGACAGTGGTCTTTAGATTGGTCACCACATCCGGTGGTGGTGGTGTCACCGGAGTCGAGGTCAAAGACGCTGAAACAACAGATGCACCGGCCACATTTTTTGATAGCACCACGAAGTGATATGGGGTGGCGTCGGTCAGACCACCAATTACCGCCGCATTGCCGGTGACGGTTAAGGAACCAAGATAGGATGCTGGTATGATTGGATTGATCGGTGTCAGCAGGTCATCTGACCAGAAGACCGTGTAGGTTTCTGTTTCGTCGCTGGAGTCCCAAATCAAGCTCACCTGACCGCTAACTTTACCAACAGTGGCAAATAGATTGTCAGGTGTGTCTGGGGCAATGGCAGGGGGTTCTACCGGCTCTGGTGGCGGCTCCGGTAGAGGCTCCACATCCTCCACTTCAGGTGTAGGTTTCGGAGGCCTTGGTAGGTCTTCAGTCTCAGGATTGTGTAGCGGTGATTGAGCCGATGGTAGACTCTTCTCATTTCCATCATCATCTTCGATCTCAATAGGTGGGTCAACGGACATTCATTTCCTCGTCAGGTATATCGAACGAATCTTCATCATCACTGGCTGTGGCCTCACCTAGACCCGTCAGCATTTCACCGGCACTGTCGGCAATGTCGGTTAAACTGTCGCCCATGTCCTTGAGCATGTCCCGCATCGATTTCATACAGTCCAGCATATCGCGCTGGACAATCACGGCTTCCTGCTGAGTTGTGATAAAATCCCGAAAGGCCAATAAGATAGCGTCCATCGTTTCGTTTTGATGTTTACGCAATTGAAAGTCACTCAACACTTCCGGCTCTGGTTTCATTTTCATCTGAGTTCCCGAAATAGGCTCATTGGAATTTGAACAGCCGGTTCGCAGTCTTGCCAATCGCCCCTCCGATTGACCTTCCACCAAATGATTTTTGGTGACTGGACGCAGGCTAGGTCCAGCCAGTAGTACGAAAACCCCTGTTCCTTTTTCAACTCTAAAAAAAGATATACTGGCAATGAATACCCCTTCACCCATTGCCGCATACGCTCAAACTTCTGCAGGCTGATGTTGTAGCCACCCCAACGCTCTAGCTCCAACCAACTGTAGTTTCGATGCTTGAATTCGCCAAAGGCCTTAACCTGCTCTGTTTGAGAATCCAACATCGCCCAATCCGCTGCATAACTGATTGGGGCCTTTTGAAATTTCCAACGAGGGTACTTCTGTTGAAAGAAATTAGCAAAGCGTACTTCATCTTTTTTAGTGTAGGCATTTTCATAGATTGGGCGCTGCCCTGCCCTGCTTGGTTGTACACTAACTGCTGGAACTACCTGTCGTACCATCGTTATCATTGGCCAATATGGAAGCAAGGCTATCATCGCCGCTCTCGTTCTGAACAACATCACGCTCAACAAAGTTTTCGCCTTCCAGCAGTCCTTCTTCCAGATCAATTGGAACAAGATAAAGCTGATGCGTGATCGGTGGTGTCTTGGTGAGGCTTTCCCGCCTCAAAACATAAAAGTGTCGGTCAATCTCACGTTTCACGGTTACCATCGATCTTTCGGGCGGGGATTCACCCATAATAATCGCCCTGATTGGGTCCAGTGGTAGCGCCAACCCGTCAGAAGTGACCAAGGCTGGATCAGCCAAGGGCATCAGCAGAATGCGCTGCAGAGCCGGTTCTCCATATTCAATGGAGTCTTCCCGTACTTCATTGGCAAAAACAGCGCTGGAAGTCTGATATATTGGGAGCCTGATTTCCGCCAATTCTCCTAAAAATCCAACTAACTGTGGAAGGTCTACTTCCACCTGTTTTGCCATTTCACTTCGGACTGTCTCTCCGAGCGACGGCCCATCGTTGAGCGATGCCTTCTCAGGAGGATACGAATAATAATTGCTCACTTGACCTCCTCTACTTTAATTCCAGATTTTTTCACTGCTGGGTTGTTCTTAATCTGCGAGTCAGGTAGCCCCGCTTGACGTAAGGCCTTGATGATCTGACGGGCAATCTCCTTGCCCTGATCGTCTTCGGCTTTCTTCAGTTTTGCTTTGGCGTCGGCGGCCTTCTTCTTCTCTTTAGCTAATTGATCTTTCAAGGCTTGCTTGTCCTTCTGCATTTTTTGGAATTCAAGCTCCCGCTGATGTTCCTCGCCTCGTCGGCGCTCCCGCCGCTTTTGGCGTTCTTCCTTGCGGGAAACACGTTTGGCAATCTTGGTGAGTCGATCCTCTTCTCGTTTGCGTGTCCGCCGTTCTTTCTTGAATTCGTCTTTTGCTCTCTCAACTCTTCTTAGGTTTGTATCCCCTCTGGCTCGACGGTCTGCAGCTTGTTCTGCTTGGGTGGCAAACTTCTCTTTTTTGCTTGGGTATACTGAACCAGCCAAGGCCTCAAAGCGATCAGCCAGTGTCTTTCTGAGGACTCTGGAGGACTGCAAATGCGAAAGGGTCCGGATCAAGTGTTTGCAGCAAATTCCGTGGGTCTTGAAGTTGCGGATCTTTGGGAACGCAGATTCTTTATCAATTGCTATTCCGGCCACCGTCTGGATGTAGCGGAACCAGTAGATGTTGCGTTTGCAGGTACAGCCAATTTTAACGTCACCAGCCAAGGCTTTTTCTACAGCAGGCATGTAACTGCCCCTGTTATCAATCGGTGTCCGTAGTGAGGCTTCCATGCCCACCAACTGCACTTGGCACATGTGGTGAGTCCTACCGCTCTCGCCACGAACACGGAAGTTTAGGATGTTTCCACGTTGAGAGACAAAAGCTGGCTTGGGAATGTTTCTGGCTCTCAGCGCATCATCGCTGACTTTGGTACTTGTGCGGCTAAAGGTGGGGGCTGGTCTGACTCTGGCGAGGATACTTTTGATGGAACGGCCTGTGGACTCAAACTGTCTTTCAACCGCACGGGCGCGGCTGGCCATCCTCTTGAGGTCGGTTATCGAATACCTGACTGGTTGCCCATACTCTTTTAAAGTCAGGCCCTTGCCAGATCTGACGGCTCTCTGGAGCGCTCTCAGTTCTAGAGTCCGCCTGTCGCGTGATGCTGCAAGGCGGTCTGACTTCTGCGCTCTTTCGATCTGTTTGGCGTGACGTTTAAACGCCCTCAGTTCGGCAGTGGTTGCCATCTATTTTTTAGATGGGTAGGGAGCAGCGCACCAATTGGGTTTTTTGCCTCGGCCATCCCATTCAACAGCCAGACCGGCAATCTGGAGTAGATCTGCTATGTTGGCATAACCCATTGGACCATCAACGTATACGTCTCCAACGACTCTAAAGTAATTTCCACGTCTGGGATTTTTAACCGTAACCGTCGTTGCTTCGCGAATCAACTGCTTCACCATTTTTCGGGCTTCATCTCCAAGTTGGGCTTCCTTGAGGCACTTCTCGTACCGCATGACCGCAGGAGCATCGATTCCACGCAAGCGTATGGGAATTTCTTTGGCAAAGATCGACCACTGTTCGGCGTTTTCCATGGCCAAATTTACGGACAAAGTGTCTCCGTCGATCACTCGGACAACCTCAACAATCCAGTAGTTGTCACTGCCTGCTTTGCCATAAGCGGGTTGACAGGTAGATAAGATCAACGCCAATCCAATGAATAGTCTCATTTGGTTTTCCAATAGCAGTTGGATTTTGAAAAGGGCTTTGACATATCGTAACGCTTCAAAGTTCCGACTTTCTCACCCATGTCATTATAAAACTGGCTGTAATTATCTAACCATTCTTCACAGACCATATTTCTATTCCGCTTCTTCATACATCGCCAAGCGTCATACATTTTAGTAGATTTACCGGTTCTTGGATCTTTGGTAGGCACTCCAGCTATTTTCCAATAACAATTCTCTTTAGACCATGGCAATGAATTGTCATGGCGTTTTAATTCAGAGTAACGAGCCTCTGGTTTTTTACCCATGTCATTATAAAAACAGTTCCAGTCATGCAACCAATCTTCACAAATGATTTCTTTAGGGTTGCGTGCCTTCATTTCTGTATATGCTTTGTACGTTCCGGTCGGTTTGCCTGTCTCTTTGTTTCTTGTTGGAGGTGCGACTTTCCAGTAGCAGTTGTTTTTAGAAAATGGGAGCGATTTTTCATGACGTTCCAAAGTTACTGATTTTGGTATTCCTTGAGGCTTTTCTCCCATGTCGTGAAAAAACTGGCTCCAAACGGACCACGCTTCACAGACTTCATTTTTATAGCGCCGCCACATACCTTCCCAACTCAAATATGTTCTAGTCTTATTCCCTGTCTCTGGATCTGCTATTGGTACATCAACTTCCTTAACTAGGCTTTGCCCTCCTTCAATACGATTCAAACAATTTGGGTGACGAACCATTTTCCATGTCACTATTTCATGTTCACGGCTCAATGCTTCTTTTTCAGACCAACAGGTTTCCAAGATAATCTTCTGCATTCCTTGAGTGCCAAACATCCGCTTGTAGCGCCTTACAACATTCCCTGAACCCATGTATGGGTCTGTTTGTGGTGGCAACTTTGATGAACGCTTACCGATATAGAATTTCTTGCCAACGTTGATTTGATAGATGTAGTGAAACATGATTCCTCATAATGGAAAAGAAAAGTATATTTATATTATACTTATTCTATCCATTAAAAACAAGACTCGTTCTAAACAACCCACCGGTAATTATCCGGTGCAATCGGCCTGTCGTTGTGAATCCTAGTCAGCTTGGACTCCTTAAATGGCGGCTCACTGATGCCATGCTTGAATACCTTAAAGTCTTTCCATGGATCAACTACCATGTCCATCTGGTTCAGTTGATGCCAGACCTCCATCAGGTGGGCCTCAACATCTGCCGGCTTTGGTCTGATCATGCTGCAATATTTTCAAGAATCTGATACTGAAGCACGCCTTCGACGGGCATGGTTAGATGCAATGTCGTTTGGAATTGGTCGCTCTTGAGTTCATCAACACCGGCGTAGTGTGGAATGCCACCTTTCCCGATAATTTTATAGCTAATTTGTGGTAAGTAGACTCCTAGCTGGTGAGGAATCACCCACTCTATGCTTGGTGCTACATATCTAACAATATAGCTGAATGAGTCTGCACTTAGGACCTCCCCTTGGGGAAGGACCCGTATTTCTCCATCGGCCCAAGAGTAAAAAAGGGCGCGAAATTCTGCCATGATTTCCTCACAAACCTATAGGTGTGCCCACATCGACAAATAATTTTCCGCCGGTCCTGATCGATCCGATTTTCACTGCGTGCTTACCGGCAGCTTGAGGCGGGACTAGAGTTAACAAGCCTCTACCAGCCTCTGCCAAGTACACTACCTTACCAACCGTTGGGTCTGTAGCACCTTCACTAGTCAGAATGGACCAGTTAGCGATCTCAACTTCTCCCACCGTCGTATAGCTCACCGGCGCATTACCTGTGGAATTGGTCAGAGCAATTCCATGAACCCGATACTCAGTCCCATTGTTTTCAGCAAGGCTAACCTTGCCATCAGAAGTCAAAATGATCGGCTGGCCCACAAAAATCGTTTCAGTGGCAAGCTCTTCAAAAATGTCATCTTGATTCGTCTGGCTCTGGTTTGTCTGCTCTGTAAGAGAGTCGAGTTCTTCTTGCGTGGCTGTGTAGGTAAAGACGGGAATTCCTTCGGTGCGCTCCTTGCGCAGCGCCTGTGCCACATTCTGCAGTGACGGAAGCTGTAGAGTCTTGCCGGCAACTAGCGTGTCCTGCATCGATTTAATGCCAGCAAACTTGGCCACAACCCAGAGCAGTTGGGTGTCGCCATATATTCTCTGTGCGATAAGGTCCGCACGCCCCTTGTCAGCCTCCTCAATAATCACATTGACGTACTGTTGATCAACGCTGATTCGCCGTGACATGTCTGTGAGCATACTTGAAATCTCCAGTGGATGAAATCCTTGAACCGATGAAAAACTCATGTGGCCCCAAAAGTGTTGGCAACTTTCAGATAAATCCAGCTTTGGATACTCAATAGCGCGGCTATCTCAAATTCTCTCTCAAAGACATAAAAGCTACCGGTTGCCAGACATATTATCGAAATCAAGAAAAAAAGCACGGTTAGAAATTGCATTTTACTCTTGTGAGTTGTAGCGCGGATCTCGATCAAATTCCCTTGCAATCTGTTTGTCTAGATTCGTCGTGATCGCTTTGAAGGTTTTAAGTGAATCAAATGTGGCTTCTTCCTCAAGCCGATGCCCGTAGAATTCATTGATAAATGTCGAGGAGAGCAGGGGAGGTTTGGTCAATGCTAGTATTGCCACTAACAAGACGTTGAGGGTTGGCCGGTAGCTGCGGAACTCGTACTGGGAGCTTACAGAAGAGCCAACACGGCGGTATTCCAGCGGTGATGGAACAATCCCCATATGTTCTTCAGGAAGCGCCAACATGCCGCTTTCGTGGTATTCCACAAGCAGGTCCAGCGCATAGTCTCGGTTGATCACATTACTATGCTCTCTCAGACTCATCTTGATGTTCGGCCACTGATTCCAAAGCTCATGCTCACTGTCGGTCACCACAATGAACCCTCGACTTTCCAGCCAGTGCAGACGCTCCTGAACCTTGAAAGGCTCATACGGAATCGAAACGGAACCAAAGGTTTCCATGGCTCGTATACCCACACGGCCTCCACTACGCATAGCCAAGCATAGATAGCGCTGTGGCTTGGAGTTCGGGCTGAATGCCGCTACTTTGATTGTTTCAGTAGTATTTTGAGCTACATCAAAGAAATCAGCCATACTTGCTAACGAAATTGATATGTGCCAGTTGACCCATTAAGAATCGTGGGCGCGGACAGTTATAGCAAACTTGCCAAGCTGAATTTCGGAAATGGACTTCTGGAAGATTTTTTTCGATGAACTCAACAACATTCATGGTTCTGACATAATCAAAGCCTTCCCACTTGCGATTGCGAGTCTTCAGGCCGATTTTGTAGCCGTTTAGAATCTGTCGGTACTTTTCTTCAGAAGCATGTTGTTCCAGATGAAGCGATAAAAACATGTCACGAAGTAAATAAAGCTCTTCGCTGTACTGCGTCCAGTTTTCTTCAGATGCTGACATTTACCAGTCCGTTGATAAAAAGTCGTTGAAGGGATCACCACCGTCTTGAGTAGATGGTTGTGAAGGTTGTGAAGGCAAAAGTGTTGTAGGAACTGCCGCGCCAAAAGTGACAGACTCCTCTGCTGTTGACTGTTCCTGCTCTGGTGTTTGGGATTGATTGGGCTGTACCATGTTGCGTATGTCCGGTGGTGGCTCGTAAGCCACCAGAAAACTCATAGCCAGTGAGTCAGCTAAGTCTGGAGACTTGATCCCCTTGGCGATTAGTCTGTCCTTACTCCACATCTGGAGCTTCCCGCGCTCGTTATAGCCATACGGGAGGTTGCCCATCTGGTTAAAAAGTTTGGGATTTTTTGCACAACTGATCTCTTTTCGAACGACACACTCTCGCATCCAATGAAAGGCTTCCGCCCGTTGATTGGCAAATCGATCTGCAAACCATGAGGGCCTACCCCAATTACAGGCATGGTGTTCAATCTCTGATTGAGTCATAAAGTCACTCACCCCTTGACCTACGCCCACCGAATCAACGATCAGTTGGCAACGCTCCTGCCGAAATAAAAACGCCACTTCAGCAGCCAATTGCATGGTATCCACACCGATTTGATATTCCCGAATCTCTTCAATCTCAACTCGACGCTCTGAACCGTCACCAGACACTCGTAGCACCATGATCACGCTGGAGTCTCGACCTGATCCAGCCACGTCCACAGAGATGATTTTCATTGGTGGCGTCTGATGCTCCACAACATTGGTTTCCATTGCTGAAATTTCGCTGTGGCCCAAAAGCATTCCTGAAATTTTCTTCGGGGAATTCTCCTTTGACTCTTACGTCGTACTCTCGGCTGCCGACACCGTACTCTTCCTGAAACAGTTTGATCATGTCTTCATTGACCAGCGGCGATTCTTCACCGTTCCAATGGAGCTTCAAATAGCCATCAGCCTTGGAGTGAAACGCATCATAGAATCGGCCATGGTTCTGCGTTGGATTCCCTACCATGATCAGCTTGTTTTCAGGACCACCAGTGAGCGCTCCATCCAGTACCTCAAACACCTCTTCCTCGACTGCACTGGCTTCTTCAACCACACACAAAAAGTGTTCAGCGTGTTGACCTGCAATGCCCTGAGAGCGGCCCTTGCCACTGGTTCTGGCCACTGCAAACCAGCGTTGCGCATGTTGCACTTGATAAAATGTGGTGCGGGTAATTCCAAAAAGGGATGGCATCGGAGGGAATTTCTGGCATAGCTCGTAAAAGCCTGCTGCTAGTTCAGGCCAGAGAACTTTGTGGAGAATGGAGATGTTCGGACTGGTTGCTAAAACTCGGCTGAAGGGCCTTGTAGTGATCCACCAGAGGATAATAGAAGACGTAGCTTTTGTTTTTCCCACACCATGACCTGCCCTACAGACACAGCGCTTATTTTCTCGAATTCCTTCAATTAATTCAGTCTGTTGGAAGGTTGGTTCAAAACTCAATGCTTCTTGACAAAAGCGCATTGGATCGTCAGCATAACGACTGACGTATTCCGTATAGAACCGGTGAATCGCTTCTTGTCCTCGACTGCGAATTCTAGTAACTGTCATCAGCTTCGAAATCTAGATCGTCAGTGTATTTTGGAATGGGATCTTGGAACTTCAGGCCACCTTCTTTAGCCGCCGCAACAAAGTCGATATTGAACATATCTCCTTCAGATTCTCCTTGAGTCGCATCATCCACACGGAGCAGTTTGCGTCGATGTTCCATCGACTTTTGAATAAGCTCTGTTGCGCCCTTAATCAATTGAGTTTTCTTCAGTAGCGATTCTTCATCGTCAAAAGCAGCGATCTCTCCTCTGGTCCGTCCCATCACATCAATACATTCCCAAGCAAGACGCTCCAAAGCATCGGTTTGCTCAAGCTGTCGGCCAAACTCATCTTCAGCCAAAGCACGGATGTTACTAACCTCAAAACTTCTGAGGCTTTGACGGCCTCGCTCATCCAGCGGCCCCGTCATGATGTGTTCAATGTGTCGGCTTGTCTCGTCCTCTTCTCGTATAATGACCGCCGCTTCTTCCGGCTCTAGATGTCTTGCTCCCTGAAGGTTTGATCCAGAAACTCCCCCATTGTCGCGCCGGTTTGGCAACCCAAGCCTTTTTTTAGCTTTGGATACATAGTTTTCACGCCAGCCCATGATTAGCTCAATCTCTGCTCTGGGTACACCTTGCTCCCAAAGCTGTCGAAACTTCGTCAGTTCAGGCCCATTCGGGTCCATTGATTCGGGCGATTGAATGCGTTGTCTTTTGGGGAAATTATAGGCCTCGGCGATGCGATAAATCTTTTTCATCCCCCAGCCTAATCTAGCGCTGATCTCTTTCATTGTAATGTTGAGATCCCACAGACTCTTCAGTTGAACTACCTGCAGTTGCGAAACCTTGTCAGGGCTGTTTTCACCATGCTGATTTGCAGTTGCCTGTGAAGCATCACGCTTGGCCTTCTTGCCCGTGTTGCTTTTCTGAACATCCGCCGGCAGCACGTCCTTTGTTCCTTCAGGTCGTTTGACTCTCGTATTTCTACTAGCCATCACAATCACTGATGATTCGTTTACTGTATTCAAGCACGTCTTCTAGCCACAAATAACGATGTCCGCCCTTGGCGCGGTTCGGCGAAATCGTTTCTAGGTGCAGGTTGTAAGGATCATCAACCAACCGGCGTAGGGTCTTTGCGTTGAATCCAAGCAAGCGTGCCGCAGACTCAACAGAGATCGCATAGCGCATTTCTTCGCGCCGGCCATCCAGCATCTGTTTAATTGTCAGGTCTGGACGCTCCCGCTTAATTTTTGAAGCAAAATCCTTGTCTTTTTCTTTAAGCTGCCGAGTCCACTCGGCGTAATGCTTGGCCGAAAATAGCTCAGTACCCGTCACTTAAATTCTCCGTCTTGGAGTTATTATCCCAATGGCTCTCATCAACTGTCACCGGCGGTTCGGTGCAGCTAACGACGGCTAGCGCGAACAAAAGCCACAACCTCATTGAATCATGTTGAATTCAAAAACCTGCAGGTCATTGACATTGTGAATCCTCAGTGTTCGCTTGCTTGAACTACTACTAGAGTTATCGCTGCTGGAGTTTGAATCTGAGTCACTACTGCTGTTGCTACTGTTATTATCTGAGCTTGAGCTTGAGCTTGAATTCGATCCGTTATTGATCGTGTCATTGTCATCCGGTAGACCGATGTCAATGTTGTTGTTATTATTGATATTGATCTCTTGCCGCTCGTCCCTCGCAGGAGGTTCGTAACAGGAGGAAATCAACATCCCAACGATCACAGAAAGTGATGTTTTGAAGAACATTGGAAATACCCCAACTGGTATTGATAAAAAAAACCGTCCATGGAAAGTGTCAACTAGTCCACTAGATTGGAGACATACTCGTAAACTGGTAGCTCATATCAGACTGTATAACGATAAATTCATTCGTGAAAACAGCTTGGCTGTTTACCCCTGCACCCCAAGTCACTGTGCCGTCTGCTGAAACCAGCCAGAAGTCGTTAGCTGCCGGTGTGATCAATAGGTCCAGATCTCCATCAGAAGTGGGATCAAGCGTTCCCCGATCATTATAAACAATCGGTGGTGCAGCCGGCGCTGGCAACGGAGAAACTGCCGTAAACGTGAAGTCTCCATTACCATCAATCACCAGAAACTCACTAGCAGTGACGGCTTGGCTGTTTGCGCCTGCAGCCCATGTAACAGTTCCAGTGTTGGCCCAAACCCATACATCGAATGGAGCGGGTGTCGGCAACAAGTCGAGATCCCCATCGGTTGCCGGATCAATTGCACCCCGATCTGCATAAGTTGGTGTAACAGGTGCTGGTGCTGGTGCTGGTGGAGGAAGTGGAGAAACTGCTGTAAACGTGTAATCTCCGTTTTCATCAATCACCAAGAATTCGCCAATATTAACAACTTGGCTGTCTACGCCTGCGTTCCAAGTGACGGTTCCGCCAGCAGAGAATTCCCAAACATCGTAAGACGCTGGGGTTGCCAACAGATCTAAATCCCCATCAGTTGTTGGATCAAGACTTCCCCTGTCAACATATGTCGGCACAAACGGCAGTGGGGATGTACCGACAAAGGTGAATTCACCGTTTTCATCGATCACCAGAAATTCACCGGCACTGACTACCTGAACGTTGGAGTTTTGCAACCACTGAAACGCCCCAGCGGCGGTAATCTCCCATACATCAAACGGTTTTGGATTTCCGTAGAGCGTGATCAAGTCTAAATCTGGAGAGTCATTTGGGTCCAGCAGTCCACGATCAACATATGTCGGCGGAGGTGGGGGTGGAGGTAGACTTGGATCGTAAGGGTTGAATGTAAACAAGCCATCAGAATCAATCACCAAATATTCGCCTGTCAGCACGGCTTGAGAGTCAACTCCCGCATTCCATGTCAATGTCCCATCTGCCGTGATTTCCCATGTGTCATGCGCAACAGGTTCAACCAATAGATCAAGATCCCCATCGACTGCAGGGTCCAACTGACCTCGACTCGTATAGGCAATCGGCTCCAGCGCTTCAGCTTCAGCTTCAGCTTCCAACAGAGAGGCTTCAAGTTCAGCTTCTTTCTCTGTGATGCTTTCAGCGACTAATCCCTGAAAGCGCTTCAGGGATTCCAGATCACCCCCAAAACTTTCATTGACTTCACTGAGAACAATCGCTTGATTTAAATCTGTGATCGCTTGGGAAAGATTAGAATAGAGAGGATTCTCAGCACCAGTTTCGGTGTAAACTGGAATCAGTTGTCCATCGTGAAAGATTCCCTGCTCGGTGTCGAAGCGCATGTACCAAGTGTGGCGCACAAGCGATTCGTCTTCCAGCACGCAGGAGAACGCCTGCACCTTGCCATCCTTGCCCAAAGATCGGTGATACTCTAGCTCCGTTTCTAGGAGAGTATCGGTGATCGTCAGATTTTCCAGCGGTATATTCCAAGCGGTCAAGATTTCATGAAAGTCACGAAAAATCATAGAGACTCGTTTTGTAAGAGTTCGATTTCCAGCTATAGTTCATGAAAACTATCTGTTTTTCAACCAAAAAAGTCAAAAGGGCTAAAACGGTCATTTCAGCCATTTAAACTTTCGTCAACAACATAGTCCCGTTTCCAGCTATCCCAACGACACCATGATCTCAACTCCTCGCTCCACATTGTCTGAATCCGGTTCTGATCATTCTTCTTTGGTTTTTCCTTCTGGCCAAAGCCCTTTGTACCTCGTTGCTTACGGATTGAGCCAAAAACTGTTTTGCAAACGAGCTTGTCTTCTTCTTCGCGCCAGAGCATATACCGCGCCCGTTTCTTTGGGTTCTTGTGACTGTGGTGTGGAGAGCGCTCAAGGAGACGAATTTCGGCATACTCACGCAGGTCCTCGACTTCACTGATTTCTGCTCGGCTCATTTGATAAGCGTCTCCACCAATGCAAGTGTTCAGAAACTCAACAAACTTGTCATCTGGCCACTCTGAGTGAACAGTTAGTTGTGGTCTGGGCTTGATCTTCAGCCCCAGCGCATTGGCGATTAGAAGTGGTATCATGTCAGAGCCTCTTCTTCTCTCGGAGCCTTGCGCCTGTCGGCAAACTGAAACAACACGTTCTCAATTTCCATCACCTCCACTCGACCTTCAACTCCCCAGATTTTCTTTGCTGCAACCTGCCAGACTTTCGAATCATCTTGAGCAAAGCATCTTCAAGTGCCTTGAGCAGATTAGAATTATCTGGTGTTGTCTGCATCGGCTTTCCTTCCATCTCAGCCCGTTTTTTCTTGCTCCAACTCTTGGGCATCGGGCAGACAAACGTCACCGCAAAACTGTACGGCAGTTCCCATTTGCCAGCTTGAAGCCTCAGTTCATCACAGTAAGCACGATATTTTAGAACGCAAGGTCGCTTGGCCCAGACATCTTTTTGACTCATGCGCGGCTTTGCCACAGGTGTGATTTCAAACACTTTTTTTAGCATTGCGTAACCCCTTCCAACTGCTGGTTAATAATGATGGTGGCAAATAACCACCACTGCATCGCTCAGAACAAAATAGATTTTTCCCATCAGTGACCTGCTTTTCCATTGGTTGAATTTTACCACAGGCTCGGCATTTGAAGTGAACTCTCATTCCTCCTCCTTTGACATTCGCCAGACTTGCTTTGATTGCTCTCCCTCGCGCTGATATTCGACTTGCTCCACTTGTCCAGATTCCACCAACTGGTCGAGTATTTCGTACCGTTCCCGTTTCTTGATCCCCCGCAGGGCACGGGCAAACTCTGTTGCGGAAGCACCTTCCTCGCCTTGAGCGCGAATGAACTGTAGAGTCTTGTTCAGATTCTTTGAAAACTCAGAATTTTCACCGGTGCGATTTAGCAGATTCCACTTTAAGACTCGCACTGATTCGCCAACTAAGATTCTTGCAGCATTAGCACATTCGCCAGTGATCTCCTGCTCCCCGTTCAAAGTAGAGGTGATCAGAGAGACTTTTTTAGCGTTCTCAACCATCCGCAAATTGAGTTCGTGGTATGGCATATTCGGATTTATTCGAATCTGGTCTGACTCATCTGACATTTCCTTCCACACTTTTTGTGCCTCACTGGAATAGCGAACAATGTGTGGAGTTACTTTGGCCTCGTACTCACGGGCTGCACCGTTATTGGGAATCCAGTTGCCAATGCTTGCCAGCTTGTCCAGCACTTTTTGTGGAAGCGGTTCTCTAGATGGTGAATGATTGCTGGTTACGTTTGGATTCTCAGACATAAAAAGCAGTAGCCGATTCAGCATTCCGCCTTCGACTAGATCCGGTGTGATCACTTTGTAAAGCGAGTTGGGAACCGTCAGTCCAAAGAGTGAAACACAGGGCATCCAAATCTCAATTCGCTCGTCATGCCCGTCCGCCCCTCCTCTGTTTCTCGCATACTCTTTCCCAAGCCAATTCTTCGTCGGTCTACTAGAAGTGTAGAGCGAGAGTAACATGCGGCCAATTCTTGCTGCAATAGCCTGCTGTTGGTTGTACTGCATCGGCTGCAACATTCCTTGCAGAACCTCCGCACACTCATCAATCAGCATCAAAGCGCTTGGATAAGTCAGAAGAATTTTCTCCAATGCCGCATCGCTGGTGAAATCGCTTCCGGTAATTTTGCGGTGCAGATCAATCGCAGTAAAGGCGGTTTCCACGCAGGTAATGATATGATCCTTGCCGGATGCGGTGGATGCTGCACCAATACAATAGACGTTTGATCCCATGGCTGTTGCATCCTCGGTCACCACTCGCCGCCCCATGATTGAGCCAGCCGCCGCCAGCACTGCGCCAGCAGCTAAGACTTCTTGACGATAGCGTGCCGTGTCACAGATATGCTTTTGCCACTCGCCGGCCAGTCCGTAAAGCTGAAAAAGTTTCGGATCAGGAAGCCCTGTTTCACGCTTTTGTGGGGCTTTGGGTGGAGCAATCGGCTTGAACTGTGTCGGCTTGGATTGCTCCATCGGCACAAATTCTTCACTGAATGCTGGCAGTCGATACTTGAAGCGCTCCATCAGCCAGTCACGATCAATATGCTCACAGTGGCTGTGCAGGCACTTAAAGACGTGAACTCCATCTGGCTGGACTAGAATTGAAGTTGAAGTGTCCATGCCGTGACGCTTGTCTTCAGAATGCTGGCTAGCATTTGGACACTCAACATGCGCTTTGCTGCCATGCCAGCCCCGTAGCATTCCCTCTGCTGCGAACAAATCAGCCCACCGGATAGAATCGTAAATAGGCCGGAATTCGCGTGTCTCTGATGGCCGAGGTGGAGGGATTTTGAAGGTGGGTCTGGAAGGTCGAGTCTTCTCTGGAAACCAAGTCTTGATCTGTTCCAGAGAATAAACAGGCAGGTCGTTGAAGTCACCGCTGATCAGTTGGTATGTTGCACCAGTCACCGGATGAATCGACGGCGGGACCAGAATGTTTCGGACTCCGCAGACTTCTCCGCCAAGTTGACCGTTGTAATACCACTTGTAATTATCGAAGTCTATTTTGTCAGAGCAGCGCACCCACAAATGACGGCCTTGACCGCCTTCTTTGCCAGTTTTTACGATTGCTGCCGATTGAAAGAGAACCCGAAGTTCGGGGCGTGCGAAGGTGGGACCGTACAGATGATCGATGTCGATGACGAGAGTGTTACCGGAAGCCTTGCCTCCAACAATACCGTAATTGAATTGTTCATTGCGCTGAACGAGTTTGTCGAATGCTCGTTTTCGCCACTCTTTGTCTGAAAATTCCCACTGGTTGAACGGCTTGTGTCGCCGGTTTTTCTCCGTGTCGATTGGATAGTCTTCGGGCAGCGCATCATTGAGCGCTTGCTGATTTGGAGCCTTGGTGTCCAGTTGAACTGGAATCAAAGCTAGACCAGCTTGAAGATAGCTATTCCAAACTTCCGGAAAAGAAGTGAATTGGACCATGAAACCCCTGAAATTAAAAAGCCCATGAGTGTTACCTCATAGGCTGGTTAAATTACTGATTTTATTGACTTTTTTTGTCAGAACGGAACATCGTCTTCGACATATGGAGCATTGTTTCCATTGCTCATTGAATTGTTCATCGCATGGCCTGAATTCCCGTCAATTCCAGTACCTGTGACGGATGGATGAGGCGCATTGGCTGGAGGGTCATTAGGAAAGACCGCTGGAGGGTTGCCGCTTGGCAATTGAGTCGGAATATTACCGGCGCGGTCTTGGCCAAAGCCGTAGCTGCTGGAAGCAGCGCTCGTTGGCTGTGGATTGATGGCAGGATAGCTGTTCATCGAAGAGTATTTTGGCCAATCTGAAGACTTGTAGCGCCCCTTCACGTCCCGATCAATTGGAAAATCAGGATTCTTGGACGGCTTGGTTTTGACCTTGATCACGATGTTGTGACCAATCAACTCATTGGTGTCCTGTGCCGTCCTCGGATTGCCGTTGGGATCGCGCAGGTCAACCAACGCTGACACTCGCTGCAAGTCCCTCATCCGCTCATCAATCAGGCGCATGTACATCTTGGCTTCTTCAGGATCAGGAGAATTGACGCGAGTGTGTTTGATCATAAAATAATCATTGATGCGCATCGTTGGATTTTCCAGATTGGCATAAGTCAGCATTACGCCAGTTGAACCCTTCTCACTCGGTCCCTTGATGATGCCGTCCACGATTTGAACATGATAAAAACCATCTTCAAACTGAGGTTTTTTCGGAGTGTCTGGAGCATCCCCCAGAGCGTTGAAATCATAGTCCATGTAAGCCATTTTACAGCCCTGTTATTTAGTTTCAGAAATAATACCCAACCATTTAAAGTAGGGCATGAGGTGTTCAGCATTGAGGTTTTTGAACGTCTGGCCATGCAAGTCAGAGCAACGGGTTTTTTCGATGTGACAGAGGTTCAGACCGTCTTCAATGCGAAAATTTGCGACCATGTCTAATTCGTATTCGAAGCCTTCCCGCTGCACAACCTTGGTCCCAACCGACTTGACCTGCATTCGCCCATTGACATTGGTAGCTTCCACCGCATTCTTAGTACGGCAGGTCACAATCAAATGAATCGGCGCTCTCAGCATTGCTGCAATTTGCTGACGCCATTTCGGGCTAGCCTTGCCCCAAGCGTTCATGTTGTTCTTGGCCTCACCAGCCTTTTCGATGTCTACAAATTCCAGAATGCCACCGTCGCCTTCCCAGAAGTGGGAGAAGCTGTCGATTATCAGCGCTGAATACTTGTTCTCTACTGCAGCATTGATGTTTTCAATCAGAGCTTCAGTGGTGTAGCCACCATACAACTCAACGCAGTCAAATTGAAATTTGTCACCGTACTTCTTTGCAGAGCCAAACTCGGTGTCGATCAAAGCCACTTTGCCCAACGCAGAAGCTACCTGCAACGCTGAGTACGTCTTTCCTGTGCCGGATGGTCCAGCCATCAGCACTCTGGCCCAAGTGCCAGACTCTTTGCTGGCTTTTTTGAATGGATTTGCCATTTCTCGCCTTATGATGGGAGGTTTCAGTCAGTAATCGGAGATCCATTTCCGATGATATTTTAGAATTATCTCAAAGCTGAAGTATGGGAACAACCCCCTAATTTAGAGTTTGTGCTGTTTCGGCCTGTCGCTCGTTCGATACGACATAACTTTCACGGATGGCTTTGAGGTTTAACCGTAGGGATCGTTTCTCAGTAACTTCAGTGTAGTCTTTGCAGAGAGACGGATGGTCTTCACGCAAGCGCTTAACATTTAAACGCTTGGTTTCCATCGGGCGAAATCTTGCCAGCCACGTTTCATCTGTCGCTTGCAGTTCATCAACAGCCGCCATTCTCTCAGCTATCTTCTCTTCCATTCTTGAAATCTCTGTCTCCAGAGAGCTTTTCTGAGCTTTCAGGTTGGCCATGTCAAGTAACAGGCCCATATCGTCACCATCCACATAATCAGCGCTTTCACGGCTGAAATATGTATCCTTGTAGTCATCGTAGCGTAAGTTTCTCGGTCTGGAAATCCCTTGTACACACTCTTCCCAGAAGAATTTCACCTCGGCTTCAATGAACTCAATCGTTTCTTCATCACGGGGAATCATTCGATAGATCAACTCTCTGGAGTCCAGAATTGCTCCAATGACCAGTGTGTGTGTCAACTTGAGATCACAAGCCATCTGAGCTTGCACTTGCATGTAATAATGGTCTGGAAGCTGGTTTTCGTTGGAATCCCACTCGCTGCGTGTGCGAGTGGTTAGCGTTTTGATTTCAACGTTGGTGGTAGGTGTGCCTGAAATTTTGCGGTCTAGGTGACAACCGAAGTAGTTCATTTTCGGATGAACTACCTGCTTATGTACCTGACGGAGTTTGAAGCCTTTTTCTTTCTCCGCTATTTCGCAAACGAACGGCTCAAGGTAGGTTCCCCAGATGGCAGCATTGCCAACCTCAGATGGGACCGCTTCCCCTTTCTTTTCGTGTAGCAGTTCCATCGGAGTTCTGAATTTTGACATTCCGAGCATAATCGGAATGTCACTGGCTCCTATCTTTTTCGCTCTCTCTTCGGGAGTAAACTGTCTAGCTGGCATATCTTATCCCTCGGTGAATATCCTTCATCAATCATTAAAATATATGCACATGCTTCCAAAAAGCGATTCTCAGAAGCCTTGTCAGCGGCTTTTTGGGAGATTGTGCTACCGTTGGAGTAGGCTAGACGAATATTGGAATTACTTGCCATTTTATTGATCCTGAACGGGGGTGTTATAAAACGATCAATAATAGCCCATAGTCATAGCCATGGGAACTATTATCTCACTGTTTGAAGTATCGGAACAACCCACTTTTTCAAAATGGCGAAAACCAGCGAATGTGAGGAGAGTTGTAGTTGACAGGATGAAGAATTCTGCTAAATCGCTTGGAATAGCGACTCAGGAATAGTCCGAAAGAATTATATGATCTAGTTGCCAGATAAATAGCCGAGCGCTGCGCTCGTCGGCTGATATTACAGAATTCACACTTTGACGTGTTTTGCTTTTGCAATAGTTTACTCAAGTAATGTTTAAAAATCCCTGCGGCCCAACTCAAGAGTTGAGAGTGATTTTGTAAATTACTTGAATAAGGGGAAGAGCATGAAAAGGCGGTAGAAAAATTTAAAGTCAACGTGACGCCGGATCTGCGCACAAGTAGATAGGTCGTAGTATCCAGAAAACCAGTTGAAATTTGTTGTAATCCACCCAAACGATGGACCTCCCAACTTGTAGGGATAAACTTGACAGACACTGCGTGTTACCATCAAGCTCCCCAGAGGGTAGCTGTGCTGGCGGGACATTGCAGAAGCCGCTAACGCTTGGATGTCTTGGAGTATCATTTAAGGACTCACTTCATAAAGCGCGGAAGGCCTACTGCGCTATTTTTAATGATTTGCTCCATGCTCTGTGAAAAAAAACATCATGTCTTTTCCGTAAAATGAAAGTCGATATTAACCCTCTGAAACTACATTGCAACGTTTTTTTGTGTCACAATCTGTCACAAAGAGTCTTGAAACATTGTTTTAGAAGCTGTACTATCGATTCTTGTTTATTGTTTGTAACAAAAGCAGTAATTAAACAACTGAATTGCAATTAAACTGGTTTCTTAAAATATTCATTAACCAGATGAAATTGAGACACTCTTGAAACATTTTTTCTCGCTATCAGAAAATAAATATCTAAACTGTTGAATATATTCATCTTTATTGGATAACCTAAAAAATGTACTTATTAGCATAATTTTTTTTGAAAATGTACGTCTTTTTTTTGAATTTTATGAGAAATCAAAAATGACACTCGACCAAATCGACGAAAAATTCAGGTTCAAAACCACTACTTCGATGTCAGTTGAGCGAGAGAATCAAATTCTCCTCGACACGCTTGAAGAGTTTGCTGGCGCTGGCGGATGGTTTTTAGATCTCACCAACATGGAATTCAGCGCTTTGGGAAACAAGAGCTATGACATCTATGGAATCCCCAGAGGCTCTGAAGTCAGTTATCAGCAATTTTTATATGATTACGTCTATCTTGAAGATCAAGCATTGATTGAGCAGATTCGAATGCGGCTGATCAGCGGCGAGTCGCCAATTAATTGGAATCACAGGATCATCAAGCAGGACACCGGCGAAATCAAAATGTTAAGTTCTCTCGTCTACCGAGTCGAGAACGCAAATAAAGAATTAATCGGGTTTCGAGGCATTACGATGTACGCTCAAAATTGACTACACTAAATGTAATTATTTGTTATCTAGTCTTGTGCTTCAATAGTAATTTGACTTATAAATAGCCAATGACACACCCACCGGTAACAACATGACGTTCACCCCCACCATTAATGTCATAGATTGACATCTTCCATCGGCTTTCTATACAAACTCTCCGCATGACAGGCTACATCAGCTTTGAAGACCACCAGCACCTTGAAGGTAAGTGGTATTACGACATTGAACTAAGTCGCTTTAGCGTGATTAATACTGATTGCGTCACGATTCTTGGACTACCTCAAAAATACAGTAAATATAACGACTGGGGGCAATTAGAAGACATCAATGACGCGCTCTTCCTTCAGCAGACACACCCTGAAGATAGATTGCGTGTAGTTGAACATCAGAAAAAAATGATTAACTCAGATCATGCTAAAGAAGACACCCTCATTCATCGCTGGATTCGCCCAGACAACGGCCAAATCATCACAATTAGTGATCGCGTGATTCCGGTTTTTGACGAAGATACAGGTCAGGTTCATGGACTGCGCGGAGTTCTGAAGCGAGTGAAGGATTCTGAATCAAAAAAAGAATATAGACCACTTTCACGTTGGAGATTGAATCTAATCAAAATGGAATTTGATTATATTTCGGATGAAATCAAAGCGATGTACGGCGTTCTTGAGGACAAAGACACGCCTTACGAATATTATTTACATCACTATGTACATATCGATGATCGCCAGTGGATTGAACAGCAGCGGTTGAAACTGGTTCATGGCGAACAGAGAGTTGAACTGAGAAACTATCGATGTATTCGCCAAGACACAGGAGAAGTGGTTGAAATGAATTCAGACTGTTTTGCAGTCCGAGATGAGGAGGATAACTTGATTGCGATTGAGGGTTGGACTTGGCAGGCAAATTAAGCAGAACTTTGAACAGTTGAGATGTTCAAAGCTGGTTAGCTAATACTAATGGATGAGTTTGATAATGGGCCTTAACGAACAACCAAACTGTATCTGCGTTTTCCAGCAATGAAAAATACAATTGAACTTTTTTTGGAATTCATTACTATTCGGATCATTGCCTGTTCTGAAATATTGGGGGGCAATATATCATCTCAGTTAGTGGCATGGAGCCAAGGCCCACATTGATCGTGGGCCTCACACCTACCCGTTGGGTGTTCTATTTCATCTGCGCTCTTGATACCGGCGCATAGATGATTATTTCGTTGTAGTTTCTTTGGCAAAGGCCCCTGCTTCCTTTAAGCGCCTAAACTTGTCAGGATGCAGGGGTTCTCAACTAGCCTTCTTCAGTTCTTCAATGAACTTACCCGTCACCATCTCCCGCACTTTCGGACGAATCAACTCCACCAAAAAGTCACCATCTAGGTTTCTGCGACCACAGCTACCCAAGCGCTCCAGCACTCGACAGACCCACGTCTGCTCTCCTTCCATATCAATGACTTCCAACCATAAAAACTCGTAACGCCAGCGCTCTTCCTGAGTGAAGACATCCACCAGCGTGGAAATCACATAGTTTCGCCGGCCAAGCTGGACCGGCAGATTGAGGCTTACACGAAAGTAGGGATTCAACGTTCATCTCCCCACGGGAGATTCCAACGTACAGCACACACTGGCCCGTACCCCGCACTCACACTACGTTCATCCTCAAGCTCTTTGGAGCAATAGCGACAGGTTCCAAGCTCCTTACCATCCATGGAAAGCTCATGCACTGGGTCTTTTTCCAGTTGTTTGATGATTTCCAGATCCTCATCCTTCATTCCCCGAAACGGAATCAGGTAGCGCTCTTGATTGATTTTACCAATCGAAGTCCCAAATTCTCCTCGGTCAATAAACACGTTGCCGGCATGGTTGCCATGTGTGACTTTCTTAAAGCGCAATCCCTTGTATCGAAATTTTGGATTCTTCAGCTTGCCTTCCGTCGCTGCAAACAAGGACATGATCTTAATTAGTTCTAAGCGCTCTTCCTGCTTATTTTCTCCCTTGGCTTTGGGCTTATCAACACGATCAGCGTTGCGCTCTGCAGCAGCCCACTGCTTGGGTGAGAGAAAGCCCTTGCGTAGCCACTGATCCATCAGTGAATCCTTGAAGCTGTCTGTTCCCTCAGAGAGTAACCAAGCTGCAGGCCTTGGGGTTCTTCTCCAACAGATCATTCATGCGTGCCAGTGAATTACTCATAAGTAGTCCTATTTTTGAAGGTTGTCGTTCTGATCAACTCCCACTTTATGAACCAGATCGTAGGCTTCCAGCGCATGGCGAAACTGGTTGGTTTCCTCAACCTGATTTCGCATGGCCTGTGCAACTTCACGGATTTCCATCTGAGCGTGAGTGCTGTTTCTCAGCCCTTGAAAGTGAAAGAAACTTCGTAAATTGAAAGTGATCACCATTTCAACTTGGGAAGAAAACTGAAGCATGTACTTGGCAATCTCCTTTGCTCTGGAGCGAGTCAGGCCCATCACATCGTGATTATTCACGATGTAGTGGTAGCGTTCCCAAGATTCCAGCGAAGCCCTTCTGATCATCTCCTGAAGCTCTTCAGGGGCATCGGCAGGAATGTAGGTCTTGTCTTCCCGATAGGCTCGGTATCGGGCACTCTCCACATTGAAGCTCACACCAATTCGATGTTTGAGTAGCTGAACGTGTGTGGAGTTGTCAACAACACAACGAAAGCTCAACAGTGAATGTTCAAACGGGCTGTGATGGCCTTCCCGATAGAGTTGATGCACTAACGCCGGTACTCGCTCCCTGCGTTCCTCGGTCAGTGTCAGTGTGCTAGAGGTCCACGCTGCACTGGCAATGTCTTCATCACTGCCAACACATTTCAACAATTCAACAGTATTCATGCAAATTCTCCTTCATCTTCAAAGACACTCGCTGGATGCCCGTTGATTTTGCGCAGCAATCCACCGTGAAGCATCAGGCTTGTCTCGTTCGGGCAGACTTCTGGATGCCTTTTGAGTGTTGCGATTTCGCCTTCAAAACTGATGGAGGTTGAGGAAATTGGCAAGTAGATTGGCGTCACGGCCTCAAAGCGCTTGGTGTCACCAGTGTTGTCGAGCAGATGATAACGCTCTCCAAGTGGGTAGAAATAGTACTCTTCGTCACGCAGCTTGGTGATCCAGTTGGGTGTGCCATTCGGTGAGCGCTCCCAGCTACAGATGTGGTTCTTGCCCAGAGCATAGTAGCGCCGGTAAGCGCCACAGGCTCCTGCTTCACGAAAGTAAGCTGGCATCGCTTGCGCTGGCGGAGTAAGGCCTTTGTCCGGAATGTTTTTTGGTGGGTCAATCAAGTGGGCGAGGACCTGACCAGATTTGTGGATTTTGCCATTGTAGCGCTCTTTGTATTCGTAGTAGATCGCTGTGGCATGATCAAAGAGCCATTCGTAGTTACTCAAGCTCTCTCGCACCCAGACGTTGCAGGGATGATTGGCGTAGGCTGGTAGCATCATCGCATCTGTGGCGCTACCGGCCATGTGGTGAGCCGTACAAAGCATCTGGACACTCTCGGTCAGCATTTTGACTACATGTTTGTCTGAGAGCGCCATAGCGGCTTTTTCTGGATTCGGATCGGTGAAGAAGATATTCATTTGGACCTTTGATGGTAGTTTGGATTGTGATTTTGGCTTTGTTGCCAGAAAATGAAATTCAATTACTACTGCTATTATATGTCAATGGCGTAATTGAAAACAACCCCAAAAAGTTAAGGTGATAACAGTGCCTGCCGTCCGGACCTTGAATTGGACCTTTCCGGATCGCGTCCAAGGGTACGAATGCAATGCGGTCACGGGGCTATGGTGGCCAACGCAGTTATCACCACCTCCACGGCGGTCCTCCCCCGATCTCCAACCCCAGCTTTTATGCTGGGTTGGTTATATTTCTACTCCCTTTAGGGAGTTTTATTGTTGCTCAAAGTGAGTCACAGTATTACCAAAGCACTTCCTGACGGCCCCTAAGATGTGTCTCAAGGTGTTACACAGTCTTATGCCTGCACTCTGGGTCGGTCCCAAGATGCGTATCAAGATGGTACACATCTTATCGATGTTTTGAGAAAGTGGGTTGTTTCCGTTTTTCGGCTTTAATAAAATGGAAGCTGAAATCGTTTAAAACCACTCAGGAGACAACATGGAAAAGACTTTGGCAGAACTGATCAAGACTCCACTTGGGAATAAGTGGAACCGTATGATGGCTCGACTGAAATACGATCATCAATATTATGGGCACGTCAAGACTCATGATCACTGGGACAACAGAATTGTTGATAGCAGAGTTGCATGTACCAACTTTATCAACGAAGTTGGAGCAAGGTTGGGAGAACCACCAATCGATGAAGCGACCGGAAAACTTTGTGATTTGGATCGATACCCAGACAACAAGGGTAATTACTACATTAACAACATCCGCTGGGCCACTCGACGAGAGAATTGCTACAATAGAACAGTCAGAGGTGATACCACTCATGGTCACCGTATTGACAAAACAACCGGCAAGCCAACGCCTATGCACACCTGTTGGCACGCTATGACCGCCAGAAACACGGTCTGCGAGGAATGGAAGGGTCAAGGAGGGTTCAATAACTTTCTCAGAGACATGGGAGAGAGGCCCGAAAACACGACTCTGCGGTGTATTGACAGGTCGAAACCATACTCTAAAGAAAATTGCTTTTGGAAAGTAAAAGCGTGAGTGTGGAGGGAGCGCAGCAAGAAAATGCCACGCTCCTTCAGCGAGGACTTATACCCAATTGTGGTATAAGTGATTGATCACAAGAACATGTGGTTTAGGTTAAGTCATCCCTGTCTTTGAACCAGCAGCGGAGTTTCTTCTTGATTGATGTGAAACTCAAGAAGCTCGTCGATGCGCTGTGGTGTCATGTATTCCAGCAGCTTACCAACTTTTTTGGCAGTGTCTGGGTCCATTTCCTTGATTAGGACTTTCCCTCTTTGTGGATTGATCGCCAATTCAAAGGGCCTGTTGGACCTTCTTCTGACGGTAACCGGCTCTCCTTTATCTCGGTTGTATTGATCGATTCGATCACGAACTTCTTGATTCGTCAGATTCGGTAGTTCGTCCAGTAGCTCCTTGCGAAGTTTATCCGCATCATCCGGATTGCGTCGGTTGGATATGTAGGCAATTCTCTTGAGGCTTCCAATTCGGTTGGTTTCTTGCGAGAGCAGATGGCCCTTGCGCATCACCGCCAGCAGTCGAACAATCTTCACATCTGCATGAGACGTGCTTGAATTCTGGGGCACTTTGTCGTGCAAAAACTTATATAGGCCAGAGTCGCCCTGATACTTTTCCATGCCCTTTTGACGAGTGTACTCATCCCAATGCTGATGGAGATAAAGCAGGTCTAATAGAATCGTTCGTTTGCGATTCTGAACTGCACTCAAATTCTCGTTGATTGAGCCGACTAGCTCATCGATGGGCTTGAGATCAGTGACCTCAACGCTAGCCTTGACGAACTCATGCTTGTGAGCTAGAGCAAGATTCCCGCTTGCCAGAGTGTTAATACCTTTTTTTTTCATATCTCTTTTCCTTTTAAAGAATTGCATAGTTTTACAGTCTTGAGTCATCTCATGTAAATAGACTATGAAAATCTCCGGATGTCTCCAATTAATATAATAATATCATATAGTTATAAATATAAATCAGGCCCGAATTACCTGATTTTAATCTAAGTACTCAATGATGGTTTCGATAGACTCCATTACGTCAGAGTTTTTGGACAGATTATGCTGGGACTCATGAATAAAATTCTCAATCTCAGCGCGGTTTAAGATCGTGACAACTTCGTTACTCTTGTCCAATGGCAAAAGCTCCGAATAGTCCTTTTTTAGCTCTTCTAAGCATTGCTGATGAGACTTCCGAGTTCGGGTAAACAAGCTCGGAACAATCATAACTTTGTTTAGTCCAGAGTTCAGTGATCGTTGGACCTGCTCAACTCTCTGCAAGGATAAACCCAAGGCTTGAATGCTCATCACGTTGGTCGCGACGGGTATCAAACTCGTTTGACACGCCGCCAATGACATAATAGCTAATAAACCAATATCGCCAGCGGTGTCAATTAAAATGTTACCGTTATTGCCGTTTTTACCGTTTTTGCCGTTGTCATGTGATGCAATGTGACCGTTATTATCGTTTTTCAAACTGAAGTTTAAGTCGGAAATAGCAGACTTGATAAACATTTCTCGACCAATCACATCCTTGAATTCCTCATTGGCTTTTTCAAGCATGACGTGAGAGGCGATGAAATGCAGATTGGGGTTGACTTCAATCGCACAAGCCCGTAGGGTTGTCTCGCTTCTAAAGACACTCAACAGATTATGGTTTTCGATTTTAGCGATAGCCTGCCGTTGAGCATCCCCTTCTAGCTGGTGCAAGGCCCAGTTCGTCAGAGACATTTGTGGATCAGCGTCAATTAGTAAAACAGGAGACTTCTTGGAAAGTTCAGAGGCAAGGAGGGCTGTCAGAGTGGTCTTGCCGGAACCACCCTTGATGTTGGAGATCGTGATGGTTTTGAACAATTTTGGACCTAGAGCGAGATTTGGGGTTGTTATGAAAGACTGAATTCGATTAGAATTGAGGAGACATTCGGTAGGAAGTCATTCGGGGAAGATTGCAGTCTCCCCCAGCGACTTGTTCAGAACGACGGTAGCACGTCGTGTCTGCGGTTGCGGCTTCATGCCTTCATCATCGGCTTACAGCAATAACTGGCGGTTTAGCAGCAACCAGTTACAGCAACATCGAATAAATCAAACATTTTTTCGAAACTCCAAAGTATTGCTGTAAGCCGAATAAATCAAACATTTTTTCGTTTTATAGTACATATGACGGATCTATCCCTAGCCAGTGGCTTTCCCGCAAAGCCCAAAAGCCACAAGTGGCGTAACCGAGAGGCGGCCATCGGCACAGTCCTCAAGGAAACGCAATTTGATCGGCTCTACTTCCGCGCTGAAGCTCTCGCCAAAATATTCTTTCTTCGCCGCAACCTGCGCCTGCGCTTGTAGACAAATACTTGATGTGTGTCTGGCGTTGCTCCAGACAAACGGTTCAACGGACTCTGAAGAAACTGGAGCAGCTTGGACTGATCAAGCGCTTGACCGAAAAGCCCCAGTATGAGTCTGGTAGTGGCAAGAGCGCCAAATTCAGCCAGAAGCGCCAGATTGCTCTACTACTACCTGCCAAGCGCAAAACTCTTACTACTGTGTCCCAAGTCGAGCCACAAACAAACTCATCTAAAGATGAGTTGAAAGAAAACTCAACCAGCAACGCTGGCGAAGGTAAATCAAAAGAAATTCCATTTGAAGACTACTTGGCCACCAAGCAGCACATTCCGCTGAAGTCTTGGCTCTACTGGTGTCGCAAGAATGGAGCGGTGCAGGAGTCAATGGGGCACTTGCGCAACCTGCATCAACAGATTGCCCACCGTCCTGACTTACTAGAGAGTATTCTTTTTGATGCCCAGCGTGAGAACAAGACGGGTCAGAAGCTCATCGGCTTTGTAGTCACCGAGATCAAGGCCAGAACAGGAACTGGCGCGGCTCCAAAAACTGAACAGCCAACAGTGGTGCAGGAGAAGATTGTGTACAACAGCCTGATGGGCTGTCGAGAGTGCCACCAAAAAGAGGAACCCAAGACACCACCAGAGGCAGGGAAGATGTGGGCTTGGAACCCAAGACCCACGGAGAACTTCTGGATTGAAGTTCCTATTCCATCAAAGTCTTTCTTTGGGGATGAAACAATAGAAGAGATTCGCGCCAGAACTGCTGAAAGCCACCGTATCCGTGATGAATCATTTGATAAGTGGCACAAAGCCCTGCCGCCAATAGAAGAGCGACAGAGGGCCTATGATGAACAATTCGACAGAGCGCAGTACTTTGATAACATGCGCGAAGAACGGCTGGAAGAGCAGCGGCGTCTCAATGGAGCAGATAATTTTGGAGACGAGTTTGCCGACTCGTTTTGAAAAAGACATTTTATTTTGTTCTTTGGCAAATTAGGGGGTTGTTCTCGTTTTTCAGGAAACGGTATAATAGATATTAGGTTGAACAGAGAAAAAACTGTTCAACACCTTCAACCCTCACTGAGAGCGAAAATGAACGAACTCGCCGATTTACTCGACAACCAGATGGAAGAAAAGAATTCGGTTGTCATCAGAAATGAGTCTCTGGATTACCAGCAAACGGATGGTAGCCATGGCCAGTCAACCGACTTGCTCAAAGGCAAGTATTCGAACTTCACACAAAACGTGAAGACTCTGACAGTCGAAGATCTCAAGGGAAACCGAGATCTTAGCTTTGAAGTGGGTAAGTATCCAATTCGGGATGAATACGGTGGTGGTGGTCCAGATCGACGCTACAAGGGCAAGATGATGCTCTGCCGTGAAGACAATGGCTTCCGTATGGGTCTGGTCAAGGACACTCACAATCCACTGCAGAATACAGAAATGATTGATATGATCAGCCCGTTTGAAAAAGAACTGAATGCCAAATTAGCGGGTGCAGGTTCCTTAGATGGAGGCCGCAACATTTTTGCACTGCTGAAAATGGATCACCGGCCTTTGGAGCCGATTGCTGGTGACGAAGTTCACGGGTACTACCATGTCAAGTTTCGCCATGGCAACCCCAATGAAACCATCGATGTTTCGCCGGTGACGTTGCGACTGGCTTGCTCCAACGGCATGGTCAGCTTCAACGAAAACAACATTGCCATTCCATATTCCTGTCGCACTGATGAAGTGCTGCCCTATGTGCAGGAGAAGGCAATCAAGACTGCGGAAGATCTGGTGCAGATGGAGAGTGACTTTAGGAGAATGTCAGAAGTGGAGTTCCGCAGTGAAGAAGACTTGGAGAATTACTTTCTTCGTGCCGCAGGCAAGACGTGGAACAATCCGGCAGAGATTCGCAGGTTGGAAGCCATCGAAGATCCGGAAGCCAGAGAAGAGGCTCTGAGCTTCTTCTACGAAAAGCTGCAACGCTCTCGTAAGTTTGCCCAACGCTTGTACTCCGTCTTTGCCATTGAGCGTGGTTCTTTGCCAGAGAACAAGCGGGACACAGTCTGGGCAGGCTACAACACGATCACCAACTTTACCAGCCATGTGCAGGGGTCCTCTGGAGCAGCACGCTTCAAGAGTAACTACTATGCTGGTGGTGCGAAAACTCGCCAGAGAGGCTATAAACTAGGCATGGAATACGTTGAGGCCTACGCCTAAATTCCCCTCCGCCCTCGGCTCTGGGTAGGTCTAGGCGTCTGCGATCTGACGCTGATCATGACAAAGAGCCTACAAGCACTCTGTGATGACCATCCCCCGTTGGATGAGAGCAGAGTGCCCATGGATGGTTCAGGAGCAGGCTGGTTTTTCCAAGTCCAACAGTCTGCTCCATTCCACTTTTCGAATTCTAGAACAATGCTTCAGGTTATCTTGGAACGCATTAATGATCTTGAAGAAGAGCCAGCAATAGAGGTAAAACCGGAACATGGGAATTACCTCTATTTGGTTTCTGCCAACTACACCATCTTGAAGGTGGCAGGGCATTCTTTTCGGATTGCCAATGACAAAGGCGGGATTTCAATTCAGGAAGTCACCAACTGCGAGAGCCATGGTCAAACAACCGACTGAGATCAAAATCGGGTTTGTCTTCTTCAAAACGCTCCCGAATCGTTTCCTTCTTATGCGCCTTCAGTGGAAGCGCATCAAAGTCCACTCCCTGATAACCGGTCAGAGCTTCCATCAACTGTCGTAGTTCGCTGGTATCAGCCACTCCCTTGGCCAGAATGTCAATAATGCCCTCGGTGAGTGCGTATGGGCTTCTGGAGAGCGATTCCTTGACTAGCGCCAGTCTATCTTCCATATCCTCGTTCAATGCGACAGTCGAGCTTGTCAGGGCCTTAGACATTTCTCTGGTCTTTTGCTCGGCCTCGGCTACCAACCCCTTGAGCCGGTTGATTTCTCGACTCACACCATCGTCAATGCTTTGTAGGAATCCATCAGCAAAGTCCGCATTCAAGCCTTCATCAATCAGGTGGTAACGTAAACGGGCATAATCACCGTTTTCATCACCTACACTCTCCCGAATGGCCGTGTATGAAGGGCTATGCACATAATCGAAGCCAGCGATGGTTTCCAGCACGGTTCCATTGGTTCGCCCTCCATCTTGGCCTGATGCTCTCCAAGACCAGCCGCCTGCTCCTGCCTTGTGCAGAGCAGTGACCACCTTACCGGTATCAGTTTCCAGTATCTGTTGAGCGTGTTCTACGATATTGCCCTTGAGATTGAGCTTGACGCAAACATTCGATGGTTGGTTCTGCAGCCCTTCCTTCAAAAACAAGGAAGACGGATGGCCATAATATCCCAACAGTTGTCTTTGCTCGACATGCCACTTGTGGCTTTCAATCACAGATTGGACATTCTCAACATCGTAGCGTCTGGCATTACCGCCGTCAGGGCGGGAGTTATCCAGAATGTTGAATTTGCTTTCAATGAGCATCGTCATGGTTCTACTCCTGAATAAAGAGAGAGAGGTTTCGGGAGTAGTCTTCCCGAATGTAGATTGGCACACCCAATTCGGCGGCCAAGTCTAGGGTTCGCATTTCGCTGTTCTGCATTTTTCCCAAAAGCTCAACGGTACGGAAAATTTCAGTCAGATCTCCGTCATTTTTAGCCCTATGAATTTCTGACTGCAATCTTGGATAGCGAGAAGCCATGTCAGCAGCAAAATTAGCTGCTTCCCTTGGCTGTACTCCTGTCAGTAATAACTTCGCACCACGCTCCTTTAGAAGCGTCAGGTGTGCAAGTGTATCATTTGTGCCCGTCTTGACATGGTAAACGGTTGCTACACGGACACCCTTGTTGATTTTCTTCTGCATCCCTGCTGGCACATCGATTGTCTTCACTCCATCGACCTTGATGGGACAATAGAACAAAGCAGCATCCTCGCTGGTCCCAATGCCATCGGTCATCAAAATCACTTCGAAGGAGTTGAACAGGTCTGCGGTATATTGAGCAATGCTGGTTTCCTCTTCTCCTTCGTCCTCTGGCTCAACGGTTGGTTCGGGTTCCATCTTAACGGCACTGGTGATTGCTGATAAATATTTGTAGCCCTCGTCTGGGTCAACCGGTATCCCCTTTTTGAATTGTCCGATATTCGAAGAAATCCTTACGTTGTCTCCGAATTTTTCGGAGTACCAGCAAAAGTCTGCAGGGTGGAAGCGTTGCCCGTTTTCAGGTTCATGGCGAATGAAGATCCCTGCCGTAAACCCTTCTGGTTTATCAGCATATTTTTCCGTGTCCGAATATATGGATTGCACACTAATAATTTTCAACAGGTCCTCTTCGGTGGCTTCGCTGATTTGAGCAGGCCGATAAACAATTGACCCCTTCTTAGCAATCTGTTCTTTCAGTTCATTAGCCATCAAGGACAAGGCCTTGGCTGTAGCATTCCAACGCCCATACTGTGGATCGTCCAAGGCCACTTCCACACTCAATGAATTGCCAGTTACAGCTTCTGGCTCAACGGTTGGCTCTGGTTCTTCTTCAATAGGTTTTGCATCCCGAAAAGCGATCAGTGAAAGATTACTGAATTCTGTGGAGCCGGTCTTCACTGCCACAACCGGCCTGCCCCCTTTTTGGTTCATTCTGGCCTGATTGAACCGTAGAAATGTGTATTCTTCACCGTTGAGAAGAAACTTCTGGCCCTTTTTGATTTTCGGAAGTTTCATCGCATATGGATCTGGCTTCGGCTCAATGACTGGCTCTGGTTCTGGATCTGGCTCTACTTTGGGCTGTTGTGCTTCCAACTTAGCCAAATTGGCTTTAATGCGTTTGATTTTGTCATTAACACTGGTTAGCTCAAAAGCGGGAAATCCGATGCGATTTGCAAAATCAGGCTTGAGCATCAACTCTAGTGTTTTCTGTGCAAACGGCTCTTCTCCTCTATCCTGATTCAACTGATGAATGGCCTTGGCGTAGGCCGGATAATTGAGAGAGCTAGCATCTCTAACGTCTAGCTTGTAATATTTTTTGATGATTGGATTAGCTCTCTTCATCAGATCTTGATGAGCTTCCAGCTTTTTGAGCTTTGCCTTTAATTCAGCAACTTCAGGTGAATCTACTACTGGTTCTGCCTTTGCCTTGGGCAACGCCTCAAAGACCGCCCTGCGTAGGTCTTGGTAGCTGGTTGCCGATTGGATCTGGTCAATAGAAATTTGATTCATGCGGCCTTTTTCCCTTCTTGCAATTGCTTGAGTAGCCCTGCTGCAAACGCGACCTCATCCGGATAGTCCCTGCGCTGTTCCATAAACCGCTTAAAGGACTTTTCGTCTTCACACAAAAGATCCTGCATCGTCATCGTAATCACTTCGCTGGAATTGTCTGAATATTCCTTGGCCAGATAGGGTTCTGAAACTTCAGCATTCCATGCCACTTCATTTCGACCATAACCGGTCTGAATTCGGACGGAGCTTGCATCTGTGATTCCCCATTTTTTCATGTAGCGTTGTTTGACCAACGCAGACATAGTCTTGGTTTCAATCTTTTTGCCGACCTTATCCAACAAAAAAGCCTGTCCCGCTTCATAAATCCATTTGTGGCTGAACTCCAAGTGATGAGTCATTTCATGGTAGAAGGTTGATGAAGTGTCACTATTGTTGAGTGCAATAAATCCACGTCTTGAGGCACAGGCTCGTAAACTTTTCTTATTGGACATGCCAACCATCTTCAAAGTGGTAGCGGCTCCATTGGTCATTTTATGAAAATTGAAAAGCCGGTCGGTGATTTCTTTTTTCTTGCTCTCACTCATTTTGTACTTTGGACTGGCCACCAATCCCATTCTTGTCAGGTTTGCTGACCGCACATCGGTAGCATCCGTCAAGCGTTGTGCTTCTTCATCAGGTAGTGGTGACGAATCAATAAAGGTTTTCTTTTGAGCTTCAGCAACCGCTTTTTGCATCTTTCTTGTGATTTTCGGCAGCACTTGGAGCATTAGATTTCTTTCCGTATCATTGAAGTCAATCCATTCGCTAGTGCCGTCTTTCCATCTGCTCAAGTCTCCATCGTAGATGGCATGTTCAAACATGGAGGAGATTACATATTCATTCAGCCTTTTGCTTTCTGCATACTCTGGACTCGACATCATCTCGGCCATGATTTCACTGTTATAAAAAACCATTAGCCCGTCCACATGACTTAGTGATTCTTTCCCTTTTGCCAACCGTTCCTTGTGCCCTTCCACCAAATCCTTGCGGTGCATCAACAGGCTGTTTTGTTTGAGCCTTGTAAATTCTTCATGAGTCGTAGCAGCACCCGCTTCGTCCACCAAGTCTCTGGCATCGATGCAGAGTGAAGCCACAACGGTACGGAGGTTTTCGTAATTTCTCTGCATTTTCGCTTCATCACCAAAGCTGGCTGTAGAAACACTCATAAACTGACGAGCGGCGCTGGCCATGAAGTTTCCAACCTTTCTGGCACTCAGCATGGTGTCACTTGGTCCTCCCAGCGCCTCAATCCCAAGTTCATGACCATCGGCCATCATGCTGATTGGACGGCTTTCAAAGTTTTTAACGGCTGTCACCTTGTTGAGTCTTCCATAAATTCGATCAATGCCTTGAAAGTCTGGTCTGAATGATCCCTTGCCTTTAAGCTCCATCAGCCACTGAGGCACAAACAACTCGCCCTGCTGTGCCGTTTCTTTGAGAATTGGCAAACTCTTGGGGTTCCAAAGATAGTATCTTTGTTTCATTGCTGCCGACAAATCACGCTCTTGTAGATTGCCTGCTTCCTTTTTCAGAAAATCAAGTGGGTCAATGCCTTCTGTTTTGTGAAACGGCATCAGACTACGAATTTCATGTTCGCCTTCACCACGATGACTGTTGATTTGTGGATATTTGAGATCTGCCCACAGAATATCTGCATTCTTGATCTGCTTGGAAAGTCGCTTCAGAAAGTGATCGGTGACTTCCATCAGGCCGTCATATGTCAAATAATTGTCATCATCCTCCTTGAGTTGAAACGCATAACCCCCAAGATTCAGATGGTAGATTCCAAGACTTTTTGAGGGTTGTGGAATCTTTGTCAATGTGGCGTCCAAGCCAGTTGAATGTCCCGTTTTATAGTCCTCGTTGTCCAATACCAGTGAGAAAATATTGGACATACTAACTTCTGAAATCTGAGCGATGAGTTTCTTGGGGTCCAGACTCATGGAACCATACCTTCTGGAAGTTTGTGTTCATACCAGTCTCCACGATCCCCTGAAACAAAACGGGCCGCATAGGGCCACTCTCGCTTTCCTCGCTCTCCCAAAAGGACATAGTCAAAGTCCTGCACAAAGGGATCAGGCCAAGCCACCGGATGTCCAAAGGGTCCAAGCTGCGCTGGGACCCAATCGGCTAACATTTTCAATAGCTCTGGATCTCCAGAAGTAATTGCGGTGGATCGGGCATGGTAATCATCTGTTGGAAAGCTGATTTGTGCCCTTGCGTCCTTGTTTTCAATTTCAAATACAAACATCAGTCATCCTCTTCTCTGGCAGCCCTGTTGACGGCCTCTGGGCCAGCTTGTGGCGGTTTTTGTGATTGCCCCTCATTGCCGCCCCCACCTCCGGTAGCAAAGGCTTCAGCGCTCCCCTCGGCTGCCGGTGGTGCTTTCTTGTCCCAAAGCTCCTCCCATTCGCCTTCATCCATCCCCAACACATGATGAATCGAATACTTGGCAAACTTTGTGGCGTCAATGCCAACTCCTGCTTCCCGAAAGGCCTGCACCGTTTGGTTCAGCCGGTCTGTCAGGTCCATTTTCAATAACTTAGACTGATTTTCTTCAATTTCCTTGGCACTACTGGCTGCATGAAACTGAAGCTCCCACGGGCGTTTGTTCGGCGGATAGGCGGTCTTGTACTTGTAGGCTAGATGAATTTCGAACATACGGTTGAGGCCTATCGAAATCGAACGTCGGAGCTGCTCTCCTGTTGCTGCGGCTAAAATCGATTGGCGGAACCAACCTCCTTCACCCAGCCCACCGGCCAGCATGTCTCCAAAGCCAATCAGCGCAGGGTCCAACCCCAGTGACCCAGCCACACGTTTCACATGAAACATGACATCTTCAATGGCACTGACATCCGCATTTGGTTCGATGGTGCTGAATTCCAGTTTCCCGTTGCCTGTCTGCGAATCATACGGCAGTAAAAAGTCCTCCTGAGAAGCTACATAACCGCCGGCCTGCCGCTTTTCTTCATCCAGCAACTTGCGCTGTTTGAGCCGTTGCGCAATCGCCTGTGTAAGCGCTGCGGCTCTTGCTGGCGCTTGTCCGCCAACAGGAAAGCCAATCATTCGGTCCCGCTTGCTCTTGTTACGCCGACTCATGTTGAGCGCAATCACGCTTTCCTGCAGGTCCAGCCACGGCAGAAAACAACCCTCCAAGATGGAGCGGCCATAGTTCCATGATTCGACCAACGCCTCAGAGGGCGCATCGGCTCCAATGTTCCACTGATTACGGTTTTCGGTACTGCTCAAGCTGGTCGTTGGATCATCAGTATGGCCCTGCATTCGAAACGTAATAAAGCTCCATGGGGCCATCAACTCATATTCTTCGCCATTGGAGACTTGATACATACTGGTAAAGCCAGCCAGCTTGCCAGAGCGTTCATAAATCTTGAGTGTGTAGGGATGAGTCAAGGCATTGCTGATCACGTTGGTGACGCCCTTACCACGTTCTCCATAAACTCTCACAGACCACATTCCATACTTGAGGACATCTAACCCCCAAGTGAATAAACGCTCAGTGATCTGCAAGCGCTCCATCAACTGGCCAAGGTCCTCGACCATTTCCTGTGCGGCTTTGTCCTTTTCATCACCAACGTACTTAACCGTCACAATTTCAGCGTTTTCTTCATCATAGGAGAGTGCGGTGTTGGCATGGAGCTTCAGACAGGCATAGATGATCGGGTCCATGCACATGCGGTCATAGATGGCGTATTTCTGATTACGGTGTCGAGGCAGTTCACGGAGGATCTTTTTGTCGGTTCCACCTAACGATTTATCCCATTCGTCAAATGGATTGTTCTGGTTAAAATCCCCACCAGATGCCGACATGCTGTCGGTATGTGCCAGTTCTTCGCTGGTGACCTTTTTCTGCTTGCCGAATAGTCCCGCCAGAGCCGTGGCAACATTGCCAAACTCAAAGCTCTCGTCTTCTTTTTTACTGCGCGGTGCTTGAGCCACTGAGGTCCTTGTGTGCTTCGTCAATCAATGCCAAAAGATATTTGCGTTCTACATTCGTCAATTCTTTGATTGGCTCTTTCGGGTCCTTGTCCTTCTTCTTTTTTGCCATGATTGCCTTTGTTCGGATGGGAATGTCGTTTGAAGTGGTTTCGCTAGACACCTCCTCACGGAAGCTCTTGGCTTTGGCAGCAACCTTTTTGGGTTGCTTGGATACTTGTTTGCCTTCCTTGTGAGCTTTGGCCTTGGCAGCGTTGGTCTGGGCCTTTTCGCTCTTGGTCATCGAATTCCAAGCGGCGGCGGGTAGGTAGCGACGCTTGCCCTCAGATGGTTTTCCACTGCTGGTTTTCCAGTCCTGCTTCGTCCACTTGGCCAGTTTGTTATCACTCTTTTTCGGTCCCTTGTACTTGCCTCCGCGCTTTTTATATAGGCCACGGCAGCTTTGCATTGCGCGTGCGCTATGGACTCCGCCCATTAGAAGCTTGCTTCTGCCTTGCATTGTGCCCACAGCTTTGGGTTTGATTTCTCTGCTGTCGATCCCTCAAGAATTTCTTCCAATTCTTCTGATGTGAAATCCTCTTTCATCGGATACTTTTTCCCTTCTTTGGCATACTTGGTGGCGATGGCATAACTGAGTGAATTCAGTTTCCCCTTGCTGTCCTTGAATCGGTCCTTCTTCTTAAAGCGCTTTAAATAGCTCTCCTTGGCCTCTTTTTCAGAGTCAGTAAGTTTGCGCTCTTCAATCATTTAATAGCCCTGATAACCGCCGAGGTCGATCACAGGAATGAACTCAGCATTCCTCACTGCTTTTTGATGTCTCTGAATTCCTTCTGAAATTTGCTTGACTTGAAGTATGACCACATTTTTGGATCGTGCTTCATCATCAAGATTGGGCCAACGTTCAACAGGGACTTTCCATAGCTTGGAGTCAGCATCGTAAACACCTCCATGAGATTGTACTAATTCACGGTCTTTTTTCTCACACTTGACCAGATAATATTCGACCAGATCCGGAATCTCTGCTGGCGCAGGGACCACCACAAAAGAACCGTTGCGAATACGGTGTGAGATCTCTTCCATGGTTTTGTTCAGAGTCTTTGAAGCGATGTAGCACCCACGCTCAAAGTTATCAAACATCAAGGACCCACGATCTGGGCCATATTTCAGTATCGGATTGGGCAAGGCCCCAATACTGTAGAAAGTCGCATCGACCAAGTAGGGGTAAGCCTCATCACGAATCAGTTCAAAGGGCGCTTTCATTTCTAGCTGATCAACGGCATCAGCCAAGTCTTCAGGAATAGTGAACCATTCTGGGGGAAGTTCACGATCTCCTGCATCCCCTACGTCTGGCTCATCTTCATCACTGCCCACGGGAATTGGTCGGCGTGAAGGAACACCAGATTCCCGCAAATACTTCTGAATTTCACCGTTGTCGAGGTCTGCAATCTTGTTTAGATCAATTTTACCATAATCACCCCCAACAGCCCCTCCCAAGCGTTGCAGCTTGGTTGCCACCAAGCTCTGGTTCCAATCGTCTATTGCCAGATTGGTCATTAGCTGAATAGCCTTTGCACGGCTCTTGGTGGTCAAGCGATTGACTCGGCCAAGGCCCTGAATCACATCATTGGCCCCAAACGGTGGCTGTGTAATCACCACGCTACGGGGGGAATCTCCAACAGTATCGTCTAGATTGATGCCGGTTCCTCCAGAGTCAAAAGTCGTAACGATGGCATCCAGTTCACCAGCTTGGAATTGGGCTACTGCCGCATTGCGCTGTTTGTCAGTTCTTTTCCCTGTCATCTCAAAGACCCGATAACCAGCTTGTTGAATCATATCGCTAACTCGACCTGTTGTGGCCTTGCCCCGTAATTTATTGATCGATTCATCAATTTCTTCATCCGTCATTTCGTACATTGCAGCACGTTCGCTTTGAATCTGCTCGGCAATGTCCTGTGTGTCTTCCACTGCACAAGAGAAGACCACCACCTTGCGACCTGCCTTGAGTTCATCCAGAGCCGCAAAACCTGCGGCCTCGGCCTTGGCAATGTCCAGTAAGCGTCGCACATTCAGCATCCACTGCCCTTTGATGGTTCCCTTGGCAATGCCTTTAGCCATTTGCCACAACTGTTGGTAGTGCCGATTGAGTGCTTCGTACATGGCACGCCAATCCGGTGACAATTCAATTTGCTGATTGATATAGTCCAAGTTGGCCATGGATACTTCACGTTTGACCATCAAGCCTTTTTTCGTGGCCTCTCGCATGAAGTCCTGCATGATGTTGGCTTCAATGCCAGCCTGTGATTCTTTGTCTAGGCCTTCGCCAGATTGCCAGCCAAAGGTTGGATCAAATTCCAAGCCCATGCGTTGAACCATCATATATGGGTCAATCCCCCACATTCTACACAGGTAGGCCATCTGGTAGCCCTTGTCGGCAGGCGTAGCTGTAGCACAAACTACTTTTTCTGCCTTGTCCATCAACTCCACTACATATTGAGCTTGTGCAGATGGGTTACTATTAATCAGGTTTTTAGCAGCATGTGCTTCATCAAAAATAACAATGTCCCATTGATGTTGTCGTGCTTCATGCAGTCGGTTGTAAGTGGTGATGTAGATGTTGTTGGAGTCAAACGGTTGTGCTGCATCCGGCAGATGCTCCAAGCGCTCCTGATTGGTTTCAAAACGTTGAAAATCACCACGGAATGCTCCCTGAATCACTTTCTTGTCTTTGGTTACCACCAGCACCATCTTGCCCATATCGGAATAGTGCAGGGCTACCGCAAGCTCCTGCATCGTCTTGCCTGCACCTGTGCCATCGGCCAGTACAAACCCCTTGCTCTTTTGATGTGCTTCCAAGATCAGGTTGCACCCGTCGTTCTGGTGCGTTTTCAGAGTTCGAGCATAAAGCTCGGAAAGGTGTTGAGTTTTGGTGATGCCTGATATTTCGCGTCGAGTGAGTGCGACTCCTGCGTCTCGATAACGTTTTTCCACATCAGCCCTGCCCAGAATCTCTCGCTTACTGAGGCTTGTTGTTCCTCCGTCTCCAAAGTCGAAGTCTCCTCCTCCGTCTCCAGAAACAATTCCTGATTCGTTTCCTGCATCGTCACCTCGTTCGTAGCGTTTTTTGAAAATTTCTAGATCATAAGCATAGCTGAGTTCTTTGGACTCTAGGTATCTGCGCAGTTCCCGATAATTCGGTTCATTCTTTTCCATCACCGGAATGATGCGATTGTTTAGCTCTCTGGTCCATTGATTGACTTCCATGTTCTCAGGTAAGGCTCCAATCTGGGCATCTCCATTGCCCTTGTAGGCATCCCAGATCAAGGATACTTCGACATCCTGCATTCTTTGATGTGTCAGGCTTTCCCACTCTCCCAAGTACATGGAGAGAATGTCTTCGCTGTGCTGTGGTTTGAAGATTGACGGCTTGGCTCTTTCTTCCTTGATTAGACGGTCCAGCGCATCCATCAGCGGCCTTTTCCAAAAAGCCGGCTGACCGCTACGGACTCTGGTCAAGTACGACAGGGCGTACTTTAGACGTGCCCCAAAGGGTACAGCAAAACGCATGTGCAAACAGATCTTGCGGAAGGTGGCATCACTGACAGGTAATTTAAAATAGTTCTGGCCAAATCCATTGATCGCTGCCGGCAAACTCCCCAAGTTCATGACATAGTTGTTCATCACTTCCAAAACAGCCAACTTGCGCTCTTTTAGAGCCTCTGGAGGTAGCGTCCCACGCAAGAGGTCCTCACAGTGAGCATCGGGATTGTCCAAGTTGTCTCTGTCCATTTCTTTTTTGGCTCTGGCCAGATCCCGATCACTGATACCACCGCTTCGGGCCATCGATGGATGAATGATCATCCCATCGGAATCTTCCAGAAAACTTTGGACTTCAAAAGCCAAGGCACGCCCTTCATCACCCAAGCTGTGCAGTTCGCCGGCTGTCGTTTCGATCAACTCTGGCAGAGCCGCTAGATGGAAAGCCTCTAGTTGGTTGTAGCTGCGGAAAATATCCAACGAAATGCGGGTGTCAGAGTTGTCCATGCGGCTCAACTGTTCAACATTTGGCTTGGTGGTCAGCTTACGGACCATGCCCCGTGGAAACACTTCGTAGCCCATGTATTCGCCATGGTAGGCGTACTTTTGCCAATCGGTGAACTCATCGGTCAATCGATAGTCCAAGCCCTTGTGAATCTGGGCTGTAGGAGCAGACTTCGCAAAAATATAGACAGGTTTCCCTAGTTCATTTGCACGGTGGTAGGCCTGTTCAAGCAAGTTCCCAACTTTGTTTTTGCGAACACCACCAGCCATTTCACCAGTCAATAGCTCAAAATTCTGAGAAGCTAGTGTCTCCAGTGGCATCGTGTCACTTTCGTCCGCATAATCCCCATCAGGCCCTGCCATTGCCTCATCGTCCCGTATGCCACTCAAACGCAAACGCAGGTAACGAGTCGCATCGGTATCCAAAGCCGCTCTGGCGGCCTTCAGGTGCGGTGTCGTGGGTGGTGTGGGACGAATCATCCCCTCCACGGCATCCCGCAGGCGAGTGTAGGTTCGGGCACGTTCAATCAGTACAATGCTCATGATGGAAGCTCCACGCCTGCACCAGAATTCAAAAAGTCTTCATCGGTGACAGAGTAGTGCCACGCCACACCGTCTCGGTAGTAGTATTGTGATGCCGTGGCAGACCAGTTTTCTTCAAAGTAGTAAAGCCCCTGCAAAATACTCAGCAATTCGTCACCACGGTCTGTCAGTTCGTAGATGTAATCGTTGCGGCTGTTGAAACGCCACCATGCGTCTGAATCATAAGCCCGATTGACCAAGAGTTCCTTGATCACAAACCAGTAGATACCAAAGCGCTCATGACACTTGGGATCATTGCGCAACATTTCGGCAATGTTTCGGGCTTTATCGTTGAGGAATTGTGTGTGAGGAATTTCGATGCGGTCCACACCCTCTCGCAAAGTTGCGAGATCATAGCGGTGCTGCATTCCAGTGACTGGGTCTACTTCCATTTTTCACCCCTAAAAAAGATTATTCAAAAGAACTTATATGACGTTTTGCCGTTAAAGTCGAATTCATCTTTATTTGGGTACTTCCCACGAATGTATTCTGTCAAGGCATCATGGAAATCTCTGGAGCGCATCGACAGAGGCATGAACAACTCAAAGTAGAAGCGGTCCCATTGGGTATCCGGCTTTCCACTGCCACGTCCCTGACTCATCACCTTTCTGCCATACGTTCTGGCAAAGAGTTCAAGATGCTCGGCCCAGCACTGAATGAAGTCATTATCATTGGTCAGCATTTCGCGGAAATCCTTCGAATCATCACGGGATGCTGTCAGTTGAAAGGCTGCGCTCGTCCGTAATTTCTGAATGTATTTTATCAGGTGAGAGGAGAACTTCTCTGGAGTCTCGCCCAGTGGTGGTGTCAAGATTTTAGAACTCTCTCCATGTTTGAATAGGTGTCTGGCGAATTTCTCATGGTCAGCATATCGGTCTTTGATGTGGTAACCTTGTAGAATAAATCCCTGCATGGTGAGGGCTTTGCCATATTCTTCTCTGAGGCCTTCAGAGCCTTCAGAGCCAGCAGGGAGTGGCTTGCCAGAATAGATGTCATTGCCGTAAACCACGGCATAGTATTGACCATTCAACAAGAATTTTGGATCAATATTGTTCTGGTTCAGTGTGTCTCTGAACCAGTTCCGTATAGCAAACGTATCGTCTTCATCGGTCAACCTCGTCATCAGCATGGCTTGAACAACGTTGACCTGCTGATCGACACTCATTTCCTGCATTGCCCCTTTGGTGGTGGCTGCCAAAGTCGCCATCGTTTCTGGGTCCAGCATCGCTCTGGGGACTTTTTTGAAGTTTCCTCGTTGATCAAGATTTTTAGCACTTCCATCATACGGCGGATCATCTAGGGCATAGAAATACCCCTTGCGTGGTCGCAACGGTTCATTTTCATCATCAGGATCTTTCTTTGGCTCATACTCACTGACTGCTTCCAAAAAGACTTTTTGAGTGGATGGAGCAAAACCGACAACTTTCCAGTACGACTGTAGATTCCCTCGCAGGTTGTGGTAGTAATCACCCTTGCGGATCACGGTTCTTCCGTTGCGAAGTGCGGCTGCTTTGACGTTCTTGGGTTTGCCCCAAATCATAAACGGTTCAGCGTCCTCCTCCAGTAGCTCCTGCATCTTGAATTCAGGATTGTCCCTGAGAACCCGCCTGAACTTATTGACACGCTTCATCGCATTGCGATATTCCGGTGTATCTGGCTCCATCTTGAGCATTGCATTCATGGCAATGTTGAGAGACTTGAAGTTGTCTGCAGCATCGATTTCACGTTGCTTGCGCTCTGCCTGAGTCACGATCAGGTCCCTTCGCATCTTCAAGTCTTCCAGAGCTTCCAAATCACCAGCAGACTCAGCCAACAAAATCTGAATCGTTAGTGGATCATTGGCCAACGCATCTGTTTCTGGATTCTCCCAGACGGTCACATCGGACTGGAGTAATTCCTGAAGCCAGTTTGCCTTGAGCTTGATTTGAACCAGTGAGTAGCTGTCTAGAGTTCCAGCAGTGCTATAGTTGTAAAGATGAGTAGTCATCTGCTTATTGCCCTGCCGGTCTACTCGACCATTGCGCTGCACCAAATCTGAAGGGCGATACGGAATGTCAAAGTGATGCACAGCAATACTGTCAGCCTGCAGGTTCAACCCTTCGCCCATACACGGCGTGTTGCCAATCAACAGGCGCAGTTCGCCGGCATTGTACTTTTCGCAGGTCTGGTCGATGTAGGAACCCATCTTCCGTGCTTGAGCCTTGGATAGCTTGTCTCCTGCACCCTTGACGGCCCCATTGACCAAAGCAATTTTATTGGCCGGAAAACCAGCATCAATCAGGTGTGTTTTGATTTTTTCATGCAGATTGTAAGTCCCATCCCCACGGCCTCTGGAAGCATTCATCCGGTCACAGAAAATCAACTGGCCACTACCCGATTCCGTCCAATGCTTCATCACGTTCTCAATCATCTTGTCGAGCTTACTGTTGGGGGCATCCTTGTACTTGACAGGGTCGAGCATCTCCAAGTCCAGAGCGGCGGTCTGCAGGTCCTGCCAGATCTCACGGCGTTTCTGGTCTACCGTCTGTGCTGCAACCCCTTCTTCCTGCTCTTCTTCACCTTCCTCAACCTCCATCTCCTCCTCTTCCCCTTCTTCCAGTTCGGGGTTTTCATACTGCGCTCTCAAGAATGCTGTTACGTCCTGCAGCATTTGTGTTGGAGCAAGTGTTTCATCATGGACTTCCGCCTTGCGCCCCTTTTCGCCTGATGTGGACTCGGAGTCGGCTTCCAGCGCCTCTCGGCTGACTTGGTAGTCTACTACGTCATAAAATACCTTGCGGAGCAGGTCGAGGTTTCTGAAGCCCTTGAGGACCTGTCGTGCAACCAACCCCTCGCCTGTGGTGTTCGGTTGCATTTCCATCCGAAGAATGCAGAACTGGCGTACAAAGCTCCCCAAGTCGTTGATGCCGTTGGCCCTCAGAGCCTCGGCGTCAATGTGCGCTAACATGTTCCAGAATTCTAAGGGAGAATTGGTCATCGGTGTGGCTGTCAATCCGTAGGTGTTCGGCTTGCCCTTCGGATTGGTTTGACGCAGATATTCTTCTTTCTTGAGCAGGCTGATGCCTCGTGTGGAATCAGCGTTCTTGTTCAGTTGGCTGATTTGCGTGTTGACTCGGTAGGGACTGAAGAGCGCTTTTTCACGGTGCAACTCATCAACAATGATTGCATCACACTTGAACTCTTCAAAATTGATACTGGCTGTGCGTGCTTGGGAAGTGTCCAGAGTCTTGCGCAAGTTCGTTGCATAGGTCTTGCGCTGTTTTGGAGAGCCGTCAGTGACAAATTGCATTTGATCCTGAAAAAGGATCTCAACAATTTCTTCGTCCTTTGCTGCTGAAAGCTGAACCTCTGTGCCAATCGTTTCGGGGATAACCAAAACCGAGGCATTCCCATTGGCCAGTTGATTCAGAATCTTCATCCGAGTCTGCTTGTTTTTGGCATCCTCTGGCTTTGCAGAAAGCAACTCTATATTGGGCAAGCCCAACTTATACTCTTCAGACCAGTCCTTGACCTTGTTGTTGGGAACCTGACACCAAACACGCTTGGCTCTCTTCTCTTGGAGCAATACGCCTGTGAGGCCCACAGCGGCCAGTGTTTTCCCAAAACCAACACCCAAGGCCGCAATTCCCTTTTGGCCTTTGAGCAAGTGGTGAATGGCCTGCCACTGCACAGAGCGCAACTGGACCTTGGAGTTCCAGCCCTTGATCTCCACTGGATAGTCCATATTGGAAGTCTTCAGAACATCGTTGTTGCGTTCATCATATGACTTTTCAACTACCCGTTGTTCATTGTCATTTTCATCCAACCAGTCACGGAAGTTTTGATGGAAGTCTTTTTCAAATGCCAACTTGTCCGCTTGGTTCTTAATCACCGGCTTTCCGCCGGCTAACATGCGGTTGAGGTTGTTGAGATACTTCGTGGCATGTGCCCCGTTTTTCTTGGAGCCAAATGGCTGTTCTGCAGAATTACCATATCGTCGGTCATTCGGAATGATAAAACCTTTCACATTGTTCATCTGACCAGAGAAAATTCGATCCTGCAGTTCGTCATAGTAAATGTACTCACCCGCTTCAATTACGCCTTCTTCAATTTTTTTGTTGAGCAATTCCTGAACTTGTGGCTTTTGCTGTGCTGTAGACTCCACAGACCAGACAAATTCACGGCTGTACTCAGCTTGGACTTTGGATGCCCGAAAGGTGGTGAGATCCTGATCTTCACCAAAATTCCGCAATACGAGTCGAACTCCATTCAAACTGCCGAGACGGGTTGTATCGTGCCGATTATAGTACGAAAAGTCATTGTAAATAGCCTTCATGCGGTCGTTGGTATAGTCTTCCAGTTGTTCAGGCAATGAGGCTTGAATGTTTTTGCGGCCTTCACGGAATTTGGTGAAGAGTTCATCCCAATCATTGAAACTTTGTTCGTTACCATCGATGTCATCAGGCAGCATCCGTGCTGTAATCCGGAGATTGTCCTTGTCGAATTGATAAACGCTGTAGTCGTTGGTGTGTGCTGAAGAAATCCCACGATCATCTTCATCTTTGAGAAATTCTGAGAGGTTGGCATTGATCGTCTGATCAAGGTAGCGCTGTATCTGATCATTCTTGATGAAGTTTGAATTCATCTGAACATCAATGTTGTCATACTCACTGAAGGTTCTGGCCTTTTCCAACTCGGCCAGTGCTTGCGCAAACTTGCCGCGCCATGCCTCTGAAGTAGCTGACTCTCGCTCTTCTTCCAGCTTGGCTCTCAGAACCGTCACACGGCCCACCAGATAGTTCTCCTTGAGGACAAAGACCAAGTTTCCATCTACCAACTCTGGAAACACAAACTTGCTCTCAAAGAGCAATCTCAGCATGTCTTGGCCTGCTTCTGCCCCCAGCAGACCAATCACCGCCTGCTCGGTCATCTTGCCCATCATCTGCCGATTCTTGCGCAGAAACTCAACTTCTGGACGGTTGCCGGAAAACTCTTCACCGCTGTCATCTGGTGGCTCGGCACTCAGCAAATAGCAATAGCGGTCCTCCCCGCCGTCTTCAGTTTGCCTGCTCTCCTGCAGAGTCGTTGCCTCAATAATGCCTTCGATGTCCGGATACTGCTTGATCAAGCCCTGCACAGCAGGATCTTCAAAGAGAGCAACACCAAACTTTTTCTGATAAGCCTTCAGAGCTTCAATGATCGCTTTTTGTTTGTCTGTCACACTTGGGTCATTGCCATGAAACAAAGCCCGTAGCTTGGAAACAGAATCTGCAATCAAGTTGATGGCAGCCACCTTGTCGGCAATGCCAGCAATGTTGATCAACTGCCAGTAAGGCCGATCCTCAGACTCTCCATCTACCGCATTGACACCGGTTGAAGCACGCAGAATGTAGAGGTTGCCATCTACAATTTTCGTTGCGCCTGTGCGGATCTGGCGATCCATACGCAGGATAAGCTCATCGGGTGTGAGCATCATTCGATCTGTGGCCGGCTTCTTTTCTTCTGTGCCCCTGATCAACTCGGAGTTCAGTGGTTCAGCGTTGACTTCCGGATACTCTTCAAACTTAAACTTGCTCCAGATCTCATCCAGAATTTCGGCACGCAATTCTCCCCGTGTGGTGCGACCTCTGGCGGGAATCTCAACTTCCTCTCCCAGCATGTGCCGGCGATTGGCAATGTAGTATTTCTTGGCCCCATTGAGCCAAGCGTCATTCATCAGCCCACAAGCGGTCAATAGCGTTGTAATTTCTTCTTCCGTCAGGTTGGAATGAAAGACTCGCTGCAGAGCCTTCTTAAATGGCTCGTCATGACGCTGAAAGATAAGGATGTCCGGAGAGGCGAAGTTGCTGCCAGTATGGGCATAGGACGTGTTTGGAAGCCTCACAGCCCCCATGAACTTGCCCAGCAGCAACAGCTTTAGACGAAAGTCACGGTTGGTTGGATTGTGGAAGACACCGCTATGGACCTGCAGGCACATCATTCCGCCTGACTTGATCTGCATCAAACAGCGCTTGAGAAAGTACCGATCCAGATTGCCTTCCTTCGGATCATCAGCATTTCGTAGCTTGATGTCGCCACGGGGTCCAAAGGGAGCATTCCCCAAAATTATTGACACCTCTGGATTTCCTTCAAGGTGGTAAAGCTCCATCGGTTGATTGCGAATGTCTACCGAATCACCATGAATCCTCTGAGCTACCGCCGCTGTGCGGCTGTCGAGTTCAACACCGATCTTTTCAACTCCATCAGGTAGCACATCAAAGAAAACGCCTGCACCACAGGAAGGTTCCAAGATACGGTCACCTTGTTTGATCTGCACCAGCTTGTTGACCAGCTTGGCTTGAAATAGAGCCACGGGACTAGCAGTATAAAAATCGTATTCAACTCCGCTTTCCACATTACTGGAACCTTCAATTTCTCCACTGGTCCCACCAAAACCACTATACTGGCGAATTAGATCTCGCTCGGCATCTGTAAGTTCATCGGAAGGTTTTTCTAATAGCGGCAGGATCTCCCTGTTGATAGCCTCACGTTGCCCCCCAGTGAGTGGTTTTTGATCAAAGCCTAAGAAACTTCCAGAGCGTTTGAATGGATATTCAGAAATCGGAGTGTTCAGTTGTGCTTGGATGTCATCGGTAGAGGCAAAGGCAATCCGAATGGCATTTTTTAGTTGTCCAAGACTCTTCACTCGTTCAATGCGACTCGTTGCCTGAGACTCAGGCTCACGGTAGGTTTCTTCGTAAATTAACTGATCAGCAAATCTTTCTTCAAACAGATCTAGAGCAAGTCCTTTCTCGTACTCCTCTTTGACGCTCTTATTCCCTGAGTCGATTTTCTTGGCCATGGCATTAGCCCATGCCTTTCCCGCCGATCCGCCCCAAAGCAAATGCGCAATTTTCCCGTTACTTGGTTTGGATTCGTTGTTCCAATCCTTACCCTCCGCATCCACCGCATGTCTGGCAAAGAAAGAAACCATGCGCTTGATCACGGAAGCAGATACTGGATTTCTGTTGGCAAGCTGGCCTGCCCTTGCTGCACCAACGCTGGTCCCCCCACGTTTGAATTTTCGGCGTAGCTCTAAACCTCTCTTAGCGGCAGAAGCGACACCGGCTGGAGGTGTAAAAGTTGTTTCAGACATTGCTTTTCCAGTGCTAGTTAATTGATCAGTAGCCACCCATCATCATTTCATCGTCCATCCTTTCTCGGTAGTCTTGTGCGGTCTTTGAATCTGGATGGTAGAAGGTCTTATCATTTGGGTAGTACAATGCCTGATCGCCCTTCTTCAAAGGCTTTTTAGTCTCTCGACACATTGTCGGATACTTAACCGTGATCATGCGTGGATCATTGCTGTAGCCGCCTCTACGCCTGCGGAACCCCTCCTGAACACTTCGGTCCACTTCTTCAACAAATCGGTCAGGGCTGACGTTGTTGAGCTTTTCAAAGAGCGCCTGACTTTGCTCCATGGTCAGATTGGATTCAAAGACTTCTCCGCTTTCTTTGTCACGAATCAAGAACCGAGGATTGATTCCTTCACCCACCATCGGCATGTTTTCAATGTTTGGCTCTTCGCCTTCGGCGTAGTTGATTCCTTCGCCTTCTTGCTCTGCATAGTTTTCAAGCACTTCGTCACTGATGATGTCTACGCTGTAGAGTTCAATCAGCAAAGCCTCTCTGGCTTCTTTAGCAGCTTGCTCTTTCACCATTGCCAGTGTGGTAGCTGCCTGAGTCTGGATCTCTTCATCAGTCGGCTCTGGCTCTTCCTGAGACTCCAGAAGCTCTTGCTTGGCCGCCTTGGCTCTCTCCAGCAGTGAAGACTCCTTGACATCTTTCTTCTTCTTGTCCTTGCCAAGATCCTTTTTCACGTCTGTTTTTTTGTCTACATCACCTTGGTCATCTTCAAATTCTTCCAATTCATCCTCATCCACGTTTGCGGTGTCCTTGGAAGTTTTCTTCTTTGGTTTTTCATCAGCAGCTTCGGCGATAGACTCCATGCCTTCACACATTGCCTGCATTTCTTTCTTTGTAATTTGTCCATCATCAAAAAGTTTTTTAGCCTTGGCTTTCATTGCCTGCATTTCTTTCTTTGAGATTTGGCCTTTGTCGTATTGAGTTTTTGCACCAGCAGCCTCTTCAATCTCGTCTTCTTCGTCTATCATCATTTCCTGAGACTGGCGCTGGTCCCCAATAGATTCCAGAACTGCCATCATTTTTTCTTCTACCTGATCTAGTGAATCAGCCATAGCAAGGCCCTCCTGAACGGCTTTATTGTATTGAGTTCGAACATAACGAATCGCTGGGTCTTTCAACGGATTGACTTCATTGATCTCAGCAAAAGCCGCATCCAGCTTCTTGAGGTATTCCTGATAGTCCATCTGGTCAAAGTCACCTCGGACCAACGCATCGAAGGTGGGTGTTTCAGACGCTTCTCCTGCCGGTATTTCGCCTCTAAGCAAGGCTTTGTCTGCAGCAATCGCACGCACCAATTCACGTTTTTCTTTACGATCTGAAGTGGTGGGCAAGCTAGCTTTGTTCTCAGCAATTCTGCGGACAATTTCCCGCCGCTCCTTGCGATCTAATTTCTCAGTAATTTCCGTTGTAGACTCTTCAGAAATCGATTCGGTAGTTTCCCTGATTTTCTTGCGTGACTTGGGAGCCTTGGAACCATACATGTTCAATTCGTATCCTCGGCGCTGTCCATAGATCTGCATGTGCAAATAATCATTGGTATACTCACCGTTTTTCATCAGTTGGAGTGTATACCTATTCGTTGCTCCTTCCACCGGCTTACGAGGCCCTGTGGAGATCTCACGGAACCAGTCATCATCATCTATCGTAAAGCCCTTTTTGCCCACGACATCGCGTGCATGTCCCACGGCGGCAGTCAGGGTTGAGTGATTGGTGTTGTAGCGCCCAAAGTTCTCATCCAGTTTGCTATTTCCGCCTTGATCACGCCCCTGCATGTCTGGCGCAGCTTGTGTGGCCTGTGGAGCCACGGCTCCGCCTTTCATGGTGCTGTCAACAGTCGTGGGTGTATGATCCTTGGGAGCTTCCAAGTGAGACTCTTCTGGAGCCATTTCTCCCATCGTCTCCTGTGTTTCTTCACGCCCTTGATTGTCTGGCGCAGGTCCTTGTTGGGTAATATCACCGCCAGTTTTCATGCTCACAGCATCAATCTCCTTGCCATCAGCCTCTGGCCCCAAGTCGTTCTTTTCGACTTCTCGGCCTTCCATGTCTGGAGCGCTGTTGGTCTGCTGTGGTGCAACCGTGCCCCCCTTGAGCGTGCTGTCAACGGTAGTTGGTGTTTGGTCAGATGGTGGGGAAGCCACCTCGACAGACTCGTTCATCAGCTTCTTTGCATAGTCTTTCATTTGCTGCATAGCCTGTGGCCCACGCACGCTGATCAGGCCCTTCACAGCTTTCTCGCCTTCAGCTTTGGATTTGGACATAATCACGGCTTTGTAGAGTGGATCATCACCAAACTTCTTCATCATTGCCGCTTGGAGATGAGACTTTGATTTGCCTTCTTCGATGTTTCCGGAACGGAGCAAGGAGAGCATTATGCTGTCCATGTCCAACTGCTCTTTGATCAGATTGGTCTGCATGGTTAATCTCCTTAGTCTCTTTGGGAAAGTTCGTTCATTCGCTCATCCATCGCATCAAGCAAGTCTTCACGGCCAGCCGCCTCAAGTGCGTCCTCCAATTCTTCTTGCATGTCGGCAATGTAGACAGGATCTTCGGATTTTAGAATTTCATTGACTTGAGCTTCTAAATCACCACCACCGCTGTCTGTCTCATCAGGTTCTACTTCATCGGGTTCCACTTCGTCTGGCTCTACATCATCATCACTGTTGTCACCCAGATCATCAGCAGTGTAGCTATATTCGTATGCGCCTGTTTGTTGATTTTTGATCACATCGATTTGTCCTGTATCCATTTCGTACTCATTGGCCATTTCTCTTACCTGCTGTCCCAAAGCGAATAAGACACTGGCTGTAATGACTTCAGGGAGCAATTTCTCATAAGTTGCGTTTGCTTTATCATGTGCAGCTTCCATCCGGTCATGGACAGATTCACGAAGCATCTCAATCATCTCTTCCATGGTTACAGTTTCACCGATACCAGAACCAGCAACTGACTGATTGTGATAGCGGAGTAACATTGCGGCTGCACTGTAAAATGAATCATAGATTGGTCCTGCTTTTTTTTGCAGAATCTGATTGTTCATTTCACTGACTGACTGGAGGAAGTTATCGAGAACATTTCGCCTATCTCCACCACGATCAAAATCAACATCTGGCCTCAAGCTCATTCGGTTGTGGTAAACACTGAATGGGGCACTACCTCCCCCTCCTTCCCAAGTAATTAAGGCTCGGCCATCAGTATCCACTCCCTGATACGTTCCTTTTTCCCAAGTATCGCCACCTACGCGATACCATTCTACGGCATCACCCTTATCGAAGAGCGCAGCATACTCTGGGAAATTGACATATCTTGAATCTGTTTCTTCCTCTTCTTCAGTTTCACCAGTATCTAGCTGTGAATGAATTCTCATCAAGAGATCTCTATCTAGGTGGAATACAACATTATTGATCGTTCCACTTATTTCATAGAGGTTGAAGAAACCTAAACCGTTGTCTTTCATATAGTTACTAATTGGATCACTGAAGAAATCTAGTCCTCTGTTGTTGAGCATTTCTATTATGAATCCAAGAGCATCATCCAGATCAAGGCTCTCTCCGCTTTCTGTAGATCGTGCAATTAATTCTTTAAGGTAAATCTGCAGAGTGAAAACATCTCCCCCTGCACTAGGTGACCTACCAAATATTGTAGGATTCAAATTCTCCATGCCAATGGCTACTAGAGCATTATTGAGATTTGTCAGAGATTGGACCACGCTTGGATGATTTACCAATTTATCGACGCTCTCTAGACCCGTATAGTTTGCTGGGTCAAGCTCGTCAAACTCTTCTTCTTCCTCTTCAGGTGGTGGGGGTGTGATTTCTTCTTCATCAGTTGGTGGTGGGGGCGGTGGAGCAATTTCTTCATCATCTCCATCAGGCACACCACCAGCTTCCCGAATCTGGCGCTTCAAGTCTTCGATGTCCTTACCCAAGCGCTCCAATTGCTGCTCTTGAAAGACTTTCTTATTTTCGCTTTGCTCACTGCCTTTGTTGAGCGTGTCGAGTTCTTGTGTCAATCGATCCACTTCTGCAGTATCGGCATCAAGCTCTGCTCTTGCTGCATCATTACCTGCTTTTTTCTTGGCAAAGTTTTCAGCATTCTGCTCAACGTAGCGCCCCAAGCGCTGGGCTAGTTGCCGCTCTGTCAGGCCTCGTCCACCTCCTCTTTCATCGTCTACGGTCAGGCTCTTGAAAAGAAATCGGGTGATGTCAATGCCGTTGATCTTCCAAATGAAACTGGAAAGTACATGCTCATCTTTGAGCATCAAACCGTCTGCACCTTCCACTTCAAACACGGCTGTGATTGTTTGACCGTCATTTAAATGCCAGATCACTCGCTGTAAAACCACGCCGAATTTGCGCTGTGGCCGAATAAGGTCGCCGTTCTTTGCTGTGCCTTGCGGCCCATCGATCTTGACCACTTTGAGGGTTGAATTGTTATTGATCTTGCTCTGAAAGCGCTTCATGCGCTGGCGGAATTCATTGTATTTAATGGACAGATTCTCCAAGACCAGTGCTTGGCCTTCCAGCGGATCGCCCCAATCGTAGTCTTCAACCAACAAGTCTGGCTCTCCTGCCAGAAATTCGTTGTCTTCCTCGGCAATGATCTCTAGCCACTCTGCAATAATCTGCTCCTCTGGCAGGTCCTTGCCGTAACGGCCTTCATCAAGGATTGGCAACACCCTCGGCTTCAACTCATCATCAAGAGTCAAATCAACGCTGGTGACGCCGTAATCGATATTTTCAAAGATGTCGGTGAACATATCCCTTCTCCAGTTTGATTAAGCGGCCTGCGTTGACCGTAAAGACTCCAACTGTTGTTGCAGTCGTGCCTTGTATTCCTGCATTTGGTCAATTTGACTTTGAAGTCCGTCACCGGAGCTTCCAATGCTTTCTACCTCACGCTTCCTCTGCTCCAGCTTCTTTTGCAGTTCCTGCTTTTCAGCTTTCACAGCCTCATGTTGTTTTTTAATCGACTTGGCCCGTTTTTTCTGGCGGCCTTCACGTTCTTCTTCCGATTGACCATCGGTTACTTTCCTGCGTAGTTTCTCTTGCTCTCGGCTCAGTCCGCCTTTTTCGTTTTCACCTTTAGAACCTCCGCCTTCCTGTTTTTTTACTTGTTTTGCGCTCTTGTGCCCCAATTCATCATAAGCGGCCTTCAAGCCAGCCCTGACCTTTGTGATTACGGCTTTCAGGCCAGAGGCGGTAGCGGCCTTCTCAGTGTCCATCTCAGACCTTGAGAGGCGAATGGGCTGGTTGTTGATTTTAACCTCAGAGATAAAGCCTCTGGTGCTGGCCGAAAGCCTTGCTCCCTTGATGGTTGATTCAAACTGGACCAGAAAGTCCAAGCGGATGTTGTGAGAACACTTGACCTTCACCCGAAAGGACTGCAACTCCGTTCTGGTGAACGCATTGAGTTCGCGCTTGGGCTTACTCGGCATGGAAACATCTAGAATATCCAGCGCTGGAAAAGATTTGTACTTGTAAGTATATTTACCCTCTTGACCCTCTTCACCCTTCAAATAAAAGACCTTGTCTGACGTTTTGAGAAAGGTCTTCTTCAGAAAACTCTCAAAACGGGCCTTGGTCATATTACTGGCCTTGATTTCTAAGGCCTCTGTCAAAAGGTCGGTTTGGCCCTTTAAATAATCAGTGCCGAAAAAATCAAAATCAAACATGGGGAACTCCTATGGGGCAATGTAGGCAACCCGAAAACCTGAGTCGGACTGCGTAGAGGTTGCTGGATTGGTAAATCGATAATTTCCCAGACCGGCTTCCTCGCCGGAATGATACGCTCCACCACGCTCTAGAATCAACGATCCTGCCGAATCCAACGCAAAGGTTTGACCCAACGGCGGATTGACTACCAAGGCAGCGTTCAGAAGCATCATCTGAAGTGGAGAACCGATCACAGGGGATTCGTTTAGTGGTTTATTGGCATGAGAGGTCACCTCGCCAAGTTCAGGCCACAGCGTGGCATCTAGAGCGTCTGTGGTGTTGTAATTGGAGATGTTGTTCTCCAGTGGTCCGTAAACCTTGCCGCTTCTCAACTCAACACCGTCGCAGTATTCATAGAGATTACCTGTCAGCCCCCAAGCGCCCCACCACTCAGCAGGCATTCTCCAGAAAAATGTCCCGCTACCCAAACTGCGGGAAGAGTCTTCCATCACTGGCCCTTTTTCAGTGCCCCAATGTTCCTTGAAATGCCAGACCAATGCGGCCCACTCCCATGCACTCATCAAATGGAATCCTGAACCCAGAGCCGTCGCGTGCGTGCGTGCGTCTGCAAGATTAACACTCGTTGTGGGTGCTGATCTGGCGATGCAGGGATAACTAAACTGAGAAATGTAAATCTCGTTAACTTCAACTCCATCGACCATAAAGGCTGGAAACGGGTCATCAGGAAAAGTGATGTCGATGGCTGTCTGCTTGAACTTTGGAATCTTGAGCATCGGAATGAAAGAACCGTGGCCTGTTTCCATCAAGCTCAACCGCCCTTCTGATAACTGATCAATGACACTGGAGGTATACATTATTTCTTCCTTGAATCATTGAGTTGGCTCTCCAAGGAACGAACTCTTTCCGATAGCTCTTTGATCGCCTCTACCAACACCGGCACAATTCGCTCGTAGCGAATGGTCTTGACCACCTCTTCATCGCTGCCCATCCAGCTTGTTTCATAAACGGCTTCCGGCAGGACCTGCTCCACTTCTTGAGCCATCAGGCCAATGTCTGGCTTACCAGCGCGAGTTGTGCCCATCGTCTCGGCCCACTCAAAGCGATAAGCATTCAGCCCTTCAATGGTTTGCAACGCATTTTCAAAGCTGATCACGTTGGTTTTCAGACGCTCATCGGAAACTGAGCTAAATCCAGTAATTTCGCCAGAGCAGTAAATTGCTTCACAGTAGAGCGCTCCTCCAACGTTGTTGGCATCTTGCGAAACCCGCAGGTTGCCGCCGCTGATTTCAAAGGATTCATTGATCACAGATGGAAAAGACGTTTCGAACTTCAAGGCTTGCTGTCCTTGTCCGTAACCCACCAAGGACATCTTGACGGTTTCGCTCTCTTCAAAGGTCAGTACATCCTGATCTGCCGCTGTCAATGTAGCATCATTGGTGGGATCTGAAGCACGGACATAAATTGAACCATACGAAATGCTGGAGAGTGTAATTTCATTGGTTTCCGCATTCGTCAGCATCTTCAAATTCGATCCACTACTCAGCCGCAAGGTAGTCGAAGACGTAGCAACCAGCGTTGTGGTTGCCTCATCGCTGACCACGATGGACTGAAACCCTTGAAGGTCTTCTGATGCCATCGTCAGCGTATTGTTCGTGTCATCAGCGCTTAGATTGATGCCTCGACCTGCCACGATGGTCAGTGTGGTGTCGAGTCCATCGGCATTCAGGGAAGTCAGTTCATCAGCATCTGCAATCTGCAAGGTCCCAAAGCCCTTGAGACGTGTCGGATTGAGTTGGACTGTAATTTGGCCATTTGCATTTTGCATATCTATAAATTCATCTGTCACAAAATGCAGTTGTGTCTCACGGGTAAACTCAGCCTCTTCCGGCATCTTGATCAGCACACCCTGTGAATCGGTGGGTACTGAAAAGTCAATGGTCTGAGTTGCCGGATCAACCGTCAGGCCAGATCCAGTAAAGTGAAGAATTGGCCCATCCAGAAACTCGCCCTTGGTTTCAATGGTTTTGATCTGCTGAAGCAAGGCATTTTCGTTATCCGTTGTCTTCTGTTGCAAATCATTTAGCACTGCCTGATTATTTTGGACTTCTTCAATAGCCGTCTCTACTGCATCAGCAATGACCAGTGAACGGCCTTCCAGTCGTTCAATACGACCATTGATTGCAGGGACCTCATGCAAGAATGTTTCACTACTGGTAATCGCCGTATCCATCACTACGCCCATTTCAGAGCGCAAGATTTGAATCTCCTTGGATTCTGGATGGAACTGGGCGGTAGGAATGTTGAGCGGTAGTGCCGCTGCAGCATTGCTATAATCGATTACCGCATTATGCCGAAAAACATTGCCAGTCCCTGTGGAGAGCTTGTCAAACGGTGGAATCTGATCAACTAAAATTAAAATTCCATCATCGTCATAGTAGCCAATCAGGCTGATCGTGAAATCGCCGATTGTCTGATCCAGCGTCACCGAGTACAAAACAGCATCCTCATCAGGAATCTTGCCCACATGAGAAATTGCGTACTGAGTCGCTTCTTCTACTGGTAAAACCGTCCATGTGGGATCTGGCGCATTGAGATCTGCACTGAAGGCCACGTCACGCAGAAGCAACGGCTGTCCTGCCGCCTGCTTTGCGGCAATCTGGACCTTACCTGCGTCGGTTATAATGAGATTCGACATGTTCTCTCGTACTCGTAACCAGAGTAATTAAACTGATAAACGTAAGCGATGTCTTCTGGCGCTTCCATCACCGGCGATTCAATCACCAAGTGCGCAGGCCTTGTCTGCTCTGCATAAGTCTGTAAAAGATTCGCAGGGCTGGAAATTGGCTGACTATACCACCGTGCGTTGCGTAATGAAAGAACTAACGAGATTCTGGAAGTTGGGATTCTTCCATCATCGGTCCAGACTCCTTTTTTGTATGCACCATTGGAAGTGGTTTGCTTGGCTTCCACTTCAATGTCTTCATTCTCAAAACCAAGTTGCCGTCCGTAGGCTTTCCACAAAGTCGTTGTATTTTTGAGCAAGTTTAGACTCTGAACCTGCTGAACACCAATCTCAGGAGCAAGGTGCGAAGCTGTGGCCAAAAATCTAGCCCCCCACTCCTGCATTCGAAGCTCTCTATCTTCAGCATTGGAAGAAAGACTCAAAACCTGCTCCAAGCGCTCAAGTTCAGGCGTCAAGTGAGCCTGCCACGTTTCCTCCAGCACCTCCAGAAACTGGTTCCAACGGTCATTTTGAGCGCGATTGGCAGGAAGCCGATTTCTCCAAAGTGAGCTAGGCATTCAGTCTACCATTCACTGTTTTGCCAACCACCATAATTGCCCCAAATGTAGCATCTTGTCCAAGCTCCATTGATCGTATATTGAATGACAGTGTGATAAATGGTAATCGACGTAATGTTGGGAACTCTGAAGAAGAAGTAGGGGTATTCGCCATTATTTAAATGAGATGTGTGCTGTATATTTTGCCGTACCGTTGAACCATTCGTGTAAGTAACCGAGCAGTCTGAATAAACTGTGAGTTGTGATCCAAGACCGGTGTGATTAAATCCGTTATCCCATGTGGTTCCCTGCCAGTAGGAATACCGCAACGCTCTTCTATAAAAAAATTCCCCACGTCTAAAACTCCATCCGCCTTGTATTGAGTTTTCTCCTTGGGCAAGAGTAGGTCTGTAACGTGGCGTCAAGGGCATTCTTGGATGCCGGATTTTATCATAGCTCTCAAATGACACACTGTGTGTTTTGAATCCTGTTCCTTCATTCACTGTTATACTGCCACTGGGTGTGAACTCCATTTCACGAAAACGATCTGCTCGGCTATCGTAATCCCAGTTTAGATTTCCTGAACTGATTGTTGGTGCTGGCGTTTTGTTATTTGTTCCGTATTTTCGGGCATAATCATGATTATCATGACTCTTCCAAGAAAATAATCTAAATGTTCCCTTGCAACTACCTACACCAATGGTTGCCCCGCTAACCGTTGTACCACCACGGCTGACTACTTTATACGAAACAGGCACTCGTCCAACATCAGAGCTTACATGGTTACTTGCTGACGGGTCAGTAGTTAAACCAGCATAGTAGGTCGCAGGACCGTTCCCATAGGTGGGATACCCTGTTTGTGCTTGAGATACTGAAACATATTGGATTTTATGAGCATCTGCTCCAGTTGTTGAAATGGACTCGCTGGAGCTACTGGCTGATGCTGTGCTGGTTGGATGTGTGATGGTCACAGTTACTGAAAAACTGCCATTGGTGGGATACCAACTATGTGCATAGTTGAGCTTTTGCATCCACACTCTTGGAGAGAAAGTCTTTGTAAACGTCCCACTTGCACCGGCTGAAAAATTTGCTGTAGTCGATGTGTATTCACCAGCCTGCCCATTTGAATACGTCTGATTCGTCGCTCCTGACACTCCAAAGTCCAGCTTGACGCTACCTTGTCCTCCCTGAATTGAATAACTAATACTGGGTACGGTCACCTGCAGATTATCGCCCACCCATGATAGTATGGGCTTGCCCATCGTGACTTTGTAGTCATCTATCGTTGAGATGTTTTGTACAACAGATTTTGTGTTTTCAGGACTGTTGAAAGCCCAGTATGCAAAAGCCTCAATTTTGTAAGTTGTTCCTGCAGATAACCCAGTAATAGATACTTCTGTATTGCCCGTTGGATTATTGCCGCTTTGTACCGTCTGTCCGTCCTTCTCAATTCTCCAACCTGTGACTGTGCTAGCGTCCGCAAAATTGATGCGAACCTTCATACTGGTTTTTAATGTTTCCAGCGTGGAAAGCCCTATATCGTCTGGAGTTCCTGACACAAATGTTTTGGTCGCAATCTGAGAGGGTGCGCCCATCAATCCATTGACCGTCCCAGCATATGCCACTACCACCCACTTCATGTATTGTCTATTCAGCGTGCCTGCGCGATAGCTCGTCGAAGCTCCATTGTCATACCATGTTGAAGGATCTGTTGTGATGTTTAGTTCTGCTTCACCATGCTTCCAAAGTTGAGCGGCAATTCGATAAGAAGTGACCGTGTTGGAATTTCCATTTGATCCGGCAGACCAACTGACATTCGGAGCAGAATAACTTAGATTTTGAGGAATCGGCAACGGCATGGCCGTAAAGATGGGAACCGTCGCTGTTGTGCGTGCAGGAGCCTTCGAACCCCAACTGAGTGTGAATTCAACACTATAAGTTGAGTCATGACTTGGAGCGGCCCCACTGAATGTCGCACCCCCAGCGGTAGGTGAAACACTCTTTGAAGAGCCGTTAATCGTCACACCCACGCTGTAGCCTGTCAGATCTGAGGGCAAGACTGTCCAAGAAACGGAAACATCTGTCATCGATGAGCCAGAGCGCTGCGCTGAACCTTGAATCGCTAGTGATGGCTCAGAGGTTGTGCCAGAGCGAACACCAGACAATACCCCTTCTGGAGAATACTGGTTGTAGCTGACAACCTGATAATAACGGGTTGTCGCATAATCCAGTGTTTCAACGTGTTCGTAGCTTGCAGAACCGCCGGTTGCTGTTTTGACCTTGGATGCTCCTTCTGCTTTTAAATTAGAGCCAGAACTGTTTGAGGCATACAGTTCATAGGTGTCTGTTTTTTCATCATCAGACCAACTGATTCTCAAGCCCTTGTTACCGCTTTGGAAGACACTAAAACCCCGCGCTGCATCAGGAATATTGCCTTTGTCGATAAAAGCTCGGCTACTCACTTCTTCGCCCAGCCATGTCAACACCATCAAGATGGTGTAGCGGGTTAGCTGATCGAAATCCTTGCCTTCCAGATTGAAACTTTGAACACCATTGCCAGAGCGTGAAACAGAAATTGGACTTCCTGCGTTGTCTGCTGTTTCCCGTGTCACGGAGGTGTCAATAAAACTGCTGTCTTGGCTCTTCCAATAAAAGTCAACGTTATAGCCTTCGTTGTAGGAGGGGCCATCGTTTTCCATGTCCCATGTTGCACCGACTAAAATTCCGCCGCTGTGGCCGATATTGTTTGGGTCACGGGCAACCGTCAAACCTCCGTCGAGCGTCGGCTGAGTGACCAGCGTTTCAGCCCGTTTGACACTGCTGATTGCTTCATCAAATTCAGTAAAAGCCTTTACGACATAATACCCAAATGTGTTGTAGCCAATCTCATCGACACGTTGTGTGACCGGCTCCCAACTATCAGCGTCCTCCGTTGTGTTGATTTCATAAATCTTCTCGCCATCTTCAATCACATTCACTTCTTGAGAGTGCCGATAAAGCTCATAGCGAATGGATTTATTGTCATGGGACCAGTTGACCTGAATTGTGTTTGGCCCTGTCACTGCCGTCAGTAGAGGAATCTCTGGCCGATCCCCTGCAAAATCCAATAAACCCCGTGAGGAGCCTTCTTGATTGGTCCACTGAATGTAGATCATGAACGTGTAGCGAGTGAACAATTCAAACTCTAACCCCTCCAGCTTGATCGTCTGTGCTTGATTTGCTCCAGCCAGATCTGCCTCGTACACTTGTATAATGGGATTGTCAGAGTTGAGTGCTGAAGACCTTGAAAGCGTGCTGTCGATCTGGGCAAAGTTTTGGTTGTCATTGATCTTGTAGTAGACCTCAATCGTATAACCTTCACGGAAGGCAATTTCATCTGTCAGATCGAATGTGACGGCAACCGTTTTTTGGGCGTCATTGGTTCCAAGCTGCTCTGGGTCACGCGACACGGAAATTTGAGCGTCAAAGGAGGGCAAGGTTGGAATCGATTCAACTAATCTTTGCTCTGAGAGCTTTTCTCCACGATCATTGACCAGCTTGATTCGGTAGGACCACTTTGTGTTGTAGCCAGCAAAGTGACTGTACGAAGTTTGATTGATGTCCAGCCCATCTGGATTGAGTAGATTGTCTTCATCAATCGTCAGGTTTTCGCCTTCTTGGCCATAGATGAAGATTGTTCCCAGTCGGTGTCCCTCCGTCTTCTCGGCTGATGCTGAAGCTGATTGTATTCGTGTGTTGTCCAGCGACTACAGAAAACGAGGCAAAGAACTCTTTGGGGCCACTGGAGACGCCATAGAACGAAGAAAAGCCAATGGGGGAAGGGGAGGAGGGGGTGAAGAGATCAGCGTCTTCAGCGATGACTGAGAGCGCTATATCAATATCAGGTTCAATGACCTCTTCGAATTCATTTTCAATATCAGCATGGAGTTTCAATTCTCCAGCAGATTTGATTGTCATCGTCCAGCCTTTGCTCTTGCTTGCTTTTCCATCGGATTCTCCCAGTATCCATACCTACAAGTATACCACAGGTACTTAACAACAAAGCCAAACCAACCATGTTCTCTAAATTGAGCAGCATGAACGCTTTCATGCACTCTCAGTGCTTCATTCTCCAAGTGATCGACTGTGCGGTAAAGGCAAAGACTCTTTGAAACCGTGATTGCTGCAAATCTTTTGGGCAGAAATGGACGCATCCATTTTGGCATCAACTTGTGCTGAACTCCATGCTCGCTTGTCAGAACTTGCGGCATTATTTTTTCTTGAATTTAGCAAATTGACGAAATCCGAAACTTGCCGCAATCGCAACCCCAAACGCAGCCTTGTACCATTCCGGAGTTGATTCATCTAGTATTCTGAACCCATCGGCTACATATCCTTGCAGTTGAGGAACAAACGAAGCGATGAATGGGAGCGACAGGATAATCACGAACCATTCGTCTTTCCAACTGTCCTTTGAACCACGCATGGACTCTAAGTCCCATTCTCCATCTTGCAAAGACTTGCGTTTGAATACTTCAGCCTCGGCTTCTTTCAGCGCCACTTCTACCTTCGTCTGTGCGGCCTGTTTTTCTTTCTTGTTTTCGAAATATCCTTGAACCAAGCCAAAAGCCTGTGTTGCCAGTGTAATCCACATCTAAAACCCCATGTTGTCTGGAACCAACCAACCTTCTAAAAACTGAAACCCAAAAATCATCAGCGCCATCATCACGCACCAGAAAAACAGAATTGGTCCTTCGTTTCGCAATCAGTAACTCCAAATTGCTGGTCCTTTTCCAGCACTGGAATCTGAAATTCCGAGATGCACAAACCTAGATGAATGACTGCCCTTCTGGGCGATTCCAATGCGATCTATACCGCATTCTTGAGCTACTTTGATCAATTCCAAAGCGGCTGCGCCTGACACCAATACATCAACGGCAACACCACGGCAATGATCGCCTGTGCCAGCCCGATCCCCCTTACGAGCCTCGACTGGGTGCGTGGCATCTCTAAATGCAGAACTGAGCTTCATCGGCTTGCCGTAGGCCTCTCGGACTCGTTCTAAAACAGTAATGAATTCGGGACTCATTCGCACAGATCCCGTGTGGCTACATTTCAATTCGTCTTCAGAAAAATGGACACTACTGGTCACATAACTAGAATCGTCACTCATACTGCCCCATCAGTTCGTTTACGTCTTCGGTCGGTTGCGGTCCCTCCACGCCTCTCTGTGCTTCCATCCCAGCGCTCATGGACCTTATCAAAACCCGTGCTTACTGCCATTTTCATTTCTAGAAGAATGGCTTTGAGGTCATTGGAATGTGTGGCCATGATGTCTTTAAGATCATGGACCTGCTTTTGATTAGCCTCGACAATCTGTAGAAGCTGATCTTGAGAGCGAGTCATGCTTGCGTGCAGTGCGGAATCATTTTCGGAATCTTTTTGCAGATGCAGATTCCGTTCAGTGGCAAATTCAGCGCGGGTTTTCTCTAACTCGGTGTGAAAATCTGCTCGTTCTTTCTCTCGCTCTTCTTGTACTCTGGATCGCTCAGAGGTGAACGCTGAACGCATTGCTTGACGTTCTGTGTCGTGCTGCCTAAGTAAAAAAACAACCAACCAGCTAGCAAAGCCGAGCGCCCCCCAATGTGCCTCCAAGATCCGCAAAAGCTGCAATAAAATCAGTAGTTTGCATGTTTTTATTAGTTTGAGTCGCAGTCACATTATATTGAGTGTAGCCTTGTGGCCGCACTGCGGGAGCAGTGACTGATTCCGCTGCCCGTCGCTGTTGATAGTAAAGCTCCAAATCAGGATGCGCACGCCCATACAATGGATGAGTTGTTGGAGCTTGATTATTGATTGTGCTGTTTGATTGTGCTGACAGTTTGCCGGTACTGTATCCCAGAATAGCTGGGACAATCAGTGCAGAAAACCAAAATACCAACCCGCGCCAGACTCGCTTCACAACTCCTCGGTTTTCCCTGCACACATCAGCGTGTATTGCTCACTTTTTTCCCTGCGCACATCCCGATTTAGCGCCATCGCTTCTGCGTATGGCATTGCCTCGCGCCAATGGTCAATTGTACAAGCACACGCCTCTGCGCTGACCTTCTGAGCAACAAATGGTGGATAGCCAAACGTATTAATCATCACGGGCGTGAGTGCGACGGCACAGCGAGTAGCCCATGTGGTCACAACCATCGTACTATATCCACGGAATCTATCAGTTTCGACGGCTCCTGCCGAAGCCATAGTGAATGGAATCAACGCCATCCATAGCAATTTTTTCATTGGATTACTCTGCTGGCCAGTTGTTAATTGGAGCAGGCGCTGTAACTTCCCCCTGCGCATCTACTGTCGCTTCATAGAGCTTGATAAACTGAGCATGTGTCGTAGCACCACTAATGGCCGCTTCGATTGCTCCACAAGCGCTTCGAATCGCTTCGCGCTGACTAAGAACCTCTGCAGGAACCTCGGTCCCCACCTCGGCGTATCGTGTCACATACCAATCAGTCGGCCTCAACATCGCTGCTGCTGTAGCCTTTGCTTGTTTTACAGCACTGGTTTTTAGACCTTCGGTGATCATCGGAGTACCGTCTAGATCCATCACAGCATTCCCCTTGGCATCCTTCGCCGGCGTATCGTTCAATGGCTTTGCTACGTTAGGAGCGCTGTAAAAACGTGAATCAAAACTGGCTACTACTGGATCAGCCTGAAACGTCATCCCCATTTCTTTCTTCCGAGCCTCTGTCCAGTTTGACCATGTTCTTGGATGCTTGACTCCCTTGGAATCTGTCCAGCTTCGGCCAACTTGGATTGTCTTATTGTTGTATAACCATGCCATAGTACTACTCCTTAGAGTGGTTGTTAGATTGCCAGTTATCTGGCGTTAAGAATTGGATTAACGGGCATTAGAAGGCGCTGAGAAGGGTTGCTCAGCGAAGGCCATGAAGATTATTCTATCTGATGTACCGTTTAATCCATTTGAGTTCCCCCGAACTTTAAACCCATTTGATAGAAAATCAAAACCTCCTCCACCATATGGGAATTCAGAGTTAGGTTCATTCGGTGCTAATGAAGAATTAACTGGATTGAAGTTTGACCTTTGAGCATCCATTATCCCCCACCATTCTGAGTCATCACAATTTTTCCACATCAGCCACCCAACACGAAAACCGCACTCGACATAGGGGCCATCGGTAGACCCATTTCCAACGAAGCTCCCGATTTTAGAGTAGCCAGCCACGCTGTGAAAAAGGTAGGCGATGTAGTTGTAACTATTATTATTCGCTCCTGTGGTATTCCCTAATGTAAATACATCAGATGCAGGGGCTGTCGAATTAAAACTAGCTGAAGCGGTGAATTGACCATTTGCTGCAGACAAGTCCAGAGCATAGCCCCAGCTTGATAAATACTTTGAACCAACAACCCATCCATTTGCATTATCCAAGTTCTTAATGATAATCATTTCTGGGGCGGCATTAAGTCCGTGTGGCATTGTATTAACAGTACTTCCACCTTTATACTTCACAATTGAGAACCCATTCTGCCGATTGGCGCTGATCTTATCTGGGACAATACTACCAGAGTTTCGCACTGCTTCTGCTGCAGTAGCATCCATTGCTGACCCATCCTCATTGATGATCAGTGCTTGGTTAGGATCTGGACTTCCAGCCGCTTTCCAGCACCA